ATGGAGCCGAAGGGCGTCGACATGGGCGACTATCAGGCGCGCTATGGCGACTACGACATCGAGGTGGCGGTGGAACAGGTACTGACCGGCGTCAAGGCGCATTTCCGGGTGCTGCGCGACGATTCGACGGTGGTCGACTGGCAGCTCGTGCATATCGATAGCTTGTGGTCCACCGAGCATGCGGCCGCCGAGGCGACTTTTCGCGCGGCGCGCGAATTGATCGATGCGGGGCTGGCGAGTTAGACGCGGATAGCCGCGTTGCGACGGAAGGGGACGTCGTGTTCGGATGAGGCAAGGAAGCGGCAGGCGCACGAGACAACGGTTGCAAACCGAACGCTACCCGGGCAACGTACCGGATACCACGGCTGCCGTAAATGCAACTAGGCGCCGGCATCGATACTGCATGCGCGGCGCCCAGTTTGATCGCTGCCTTCAGAGGCAGCGGATCTGACGGTACTGCTGGCGGCTTAGTGGCCGAAGAACACCGATTGCGGACCCGACGTGGGTTCGGTGCGCGTGCCCGATTGCGTCGACACGCTATTCACGCCGCCGTATGCATTCGATTGCGCGTTGGCGCGTTCAGCAGCGACGGTCTGCGCGTTCTGGCCTTGTTGCGAAGCCGGCGCGCCAACCGACGGACGGTAGTACGGTGCCGGACCATAGCCGCTGGCGAAAGCGGGAGCGGCGATAGAGGCAGAAGCGGCAACCAGCAGGGCGGCGATAAACTTGGTCTTCATGGTAGGACTCCGATAACGTTTCGTCTGCATTTCAGGAAGATGTTGCAGGAGCCAGTGAACCAGGTGTCTGCAACCTCGATGGAAGCCAGTGTATACCCCTACTATTGAAAATTTGTGCCGATAATCTGAAATTACTATTCCCGACGAAGAAACAATCGTTCAGACGTACGCGCCGCAAGGCGGACCGGTGAACCGGCCCTATTGGCCAAGCGGTTTTTGAGAGGCGGAAGAAGGCGGGAAGGGGTGATTGCAGTGCGGAAAACCGCACAGAAATCATGGAAAACGCAGAAGGCCGTCAGCAAAACAAAAACGGCGTTGTGATTGCTCACAACGCCGTTTGCTTGAATTCTGTGGGGTGGCTGATGGGACTCGAACCCACGACGACAGGAATCACAATCCTGGACTCTACCAACTGAGCTACAGCCACCACTAACATCCGCTTGACTTGCTCTAAAAACCTGTCTCGCCGACGAAGAAACGAGATTATAGGGACTAGATGGTGGTTTGCCTAGTCCTTTATTCAAAAATTTCGATGGGCTCGCGCAGATGCTGTCTTGCTTCGTCGAAGATGGTCAGATCACGGGCCGCAAGTCGCTTGCTGTCGGACAAAACTCGACGCCAACCACGCGCACCCGCTTCGCCGCGATACAGCCCAAGCGCATGGCGCATGATCGCGCCGAGATAGGTGCCGCGCGCCATTTCGGTCGCGCAATACTCGATCAGTTTCGCTTCGACCTGCTCGCGCGTCAGAGGCGCCTGCGCGGAGCCATAGAAGCGCGCGTCGACATCGGCGAGCAGGTAGGGGTTGTGATACGCCTCGCGCCCGAGCATCACGCCGTCGACGTGCTGAAGATGCGCGTCGACTTCGTCGAGCGTCTTGATACCGCCATTGATGACGATTTCCAACTGCGGAAAATCGCGCTTCAACTGATACGCGTAGTCGTACTTGAGCGGCGGAATCTCGCGGTTTTCCTTCGGGCTCAGGCCCTTCAGTATCGCGTTGCGCGCATGAACGATAAAGACCTCACAGCCGGCTTGCGCGATCGTGCCGACAAAATCGCGGACGAAGCCGTATTCGTCGACCGTATCGACGCCGATGCGGTGCTTGACCGTGACTGGCACCGATACGACGTCGCGCATCGCCTTCACGCAATCGGCGACGAGTTGCGGCTCGTTCATCAGGCATGCGCCGAACGCGCCGCGTTGTACGCGCTCGGATGGGCAGCCGCAATTCAGGTTGATTTCGTCATAGCCCCATTGCTCGCCGAGCTTAGCCGAACGCGCGAGATCGTCGGCCTCGCTGCCGCCGAGTTGCAGCGCGACTGGCGCTTCGTCGGGCGTGAATGCGAGATGACGCGGCACGTCGCCATGCAGCAGCGCGCCGGTCGTCACCATTTCCGTGTAAAGCCAGGTATGGCGCGAAATCATTCGATGCAGCGAGCGGCAATGACGATCCGTCCAGTCCATCATCGGTGCCACAGAAATGCGGCGAGGGCTTGAATTCATTGGCTTTCAGCGCCAGCACTGGGCTGGGCGGGTGTTTCGGCGTTGCGTGATTCAACGCAGTTTAAGTCGTTTTCCGGTCGTTTCACGGCCAAGTGCTACGATGTAGGACCGAGTTTTGGTCTGTAGCACCGGGGAGACGATGGGAACAATATCGGCGCGGGAGCGCAAGGACAAGAGTATAGGCTACACCGCGCAGATCCGCCTGAAGGAGGGCGGAAAGGTCGTCTACACGGAATCGAAGACGTTCGACCGGCGCCAGGCGGCGCAGTCATGGCTCGACAAGCGGGAGCGGGAGCTGGCCCAGCCCGGCGCGCTAGAGTCCGCCGCGAAGGAAGATCCCACGCTCGCCGACGTGATCGATCGCTATATCAGGGAGTCCCGCCGCGCGATTGGGCGAACGAAAGAGCAGGTGCTACGCGCGATTCAGGTAGCACCGATAGGTGGGATGACCTGCAGCCGGGTCGGCAGCCAAGCATTTGTGCAGTTCGCCCAAAGCCTTAAGGTCAAACCCCAGACTGTCGAGAATTACATGTCGCACCTTGCCGCGGTGGTGCATGTTGCGCGGCCAGCGTGGGGCTATCCGCTGGACGAAAAGCAGCTTGTTGACGCTCGCACGGTGCTGAAGAAGCTCGGCGCGACCGGCAAGTCCCGGCAGCGCGACCGCAGGCCGACTCTAGACGAACTCGACCGGATCATGACTCACTTCGGCGAGGTCCGCGCGCGTCGCCCGGCGAGTGCCCCGATGCAAGCGCTGACCGCGTTCGCGATCTTCTCGACCCGTCGCCTTGAGGAAATGCTGCGCATCGCGCATGAAGACCTCGACGAGGCCCATAGCCGAGTGCTCGTGCGAGACCTAAAGCATCCGGGCCAGAAGATCGGCAACGACGTATGGTGCGATCTGCCGCCCGAGGCAATGCGCATCATCAAGGCGCAACCGACGAAAAAGGGGCGGATTTTTCCATACACCAACGATGCAGTCGGCGCAGCGTTCACGCGCGCGTGTCAGTTTCTGGCGATCGAGGATTTGCACCTGCACGACATGCGCCATGAAGGCACCAGCAGGCTATTCGAGATGGGGTTGACCATTCCGCACGTGGCGGCGGTGACAGGGCACCGAAGCTGGTCGAGCCTGAAGCGCTATACGCACCTCAGGCACACGGGGGATCGGTTTTCGGGATGGAAGTGGCTCGGCGTCGTCGCGCCACCTCAGGCGACTCCGGAAAGCTGATTGCACTCTTTGACGGCCGCTTTGCGGCGCTTGTCGATGTAATCAGCCAGATCTGTCAAGTGAACGCCCTTCGCGCCTTTCTGCGACGACTCCATGCGCACGAGCGGCAGCGCGATCTCGCCAGCGGAAATCTTGCGCAGCAGTGTCGGCACCGTGAGCGGCGCGAAGTAGTCGCGGCACACGGTTTCGATCGGGATTACCGCGGCCGCGTTGTATTGGGCCATCAGAAGGAAGACGGTATTCATTTCAGGCTCCATGCTGGTCGCGTTGTTTCGATCGCTCGTGCTGCCGCTTCGGTCGTAGTCAGGCCGTCGAAAAGGTCGCCTTGTGCGCGCGGCTTTCGAGGCTCAATGTCTCTGCGGCATACCGGCGCGCCGCGGGCTTAGGCGAAGTGCTTCGCGTGAAGCTCGTCCAGTCGTTCGACCTGTTTGTCGGTCAGGCTCGTGACACGGCCGGCGCTTCGGATCGCATCGAGCTGGCGCACGAATCCCTGTTCCCATTCGGTCAGGTCTTTGGTTCCGAGCAGACCGGAGAGCTTCTTGATCATGTCGGTGGTGGAGTAGTGGCGTGGCATGTCAGGCTCCCTTTGCTTTGTCGATTGCGATCTCGGCGCGCCGGCGGGCGTAGCCCATCGGCAGCCCCATCGCATCCCACACCTCGACGAGATGCTCGAGCGCGTCGAGCAGGTCCGGCGCGGTTGCAAAAAGCGGCGCGAGTTCGATGTACTTGCCGTACAACTCCGCGACCGGTTCGTTGGCCGTGTCGTCGCTCTGTGCCCGAACCCATCCATGCGGCCCCACGTGAAGCTGCTTGATCAGCATGTCAGGCTCCCTTCGGCTGGCGCGCCGCGATGGCGCCGTCTCCGGGCTTGTCGGCTGGATGACTGAGAAGCGCGCGCGCCGTGGAGCCTTCTATCCAGAACGTCTCAATGGTCTCGGGTAGTCCCTTCGGCGGTTCTTTCAGGCTCATGAAAATGAGCGCCGTGTCGATCTGGTTCGCGTAAGCGAGATCGTCGAGCCAGTAAAACAGGCGATCGCGCTCGGGCCCGATCAATACGTCTGCGCGATCCAGCACCAGCAGACGCAGGCCGCTGATCAGACTGATGGCACACGCGAGGTGTGCGTCAGCCCGCCATCTTTCCGATTCGGAAAGGAGCTGATACGGGCGCCCGTCGGCCAGAATTTCCATTTCAGGCGTGACCGTCACGTCTGCCCACTCGGACATCTCCGCGAGCGCGGTCAACTGCTCGTTGAGCGGCTGCAACGCCTCGCGCATCAGGTCTGCTGGAATGCCATCTGGCGCGAGCGCGTCGGCGATCGCTTCCCACGCCTGTACATCGGCGTGCTGCGAGGCCGCGTCGCGCTCTTTTTCCCCGGCTGCTGCTGCGGCGCGCTGCTGGTCGCGGTGCTTCTCGACCTCGGCGGTGATAGTTCGGCGCCGCGCCTGCAAGTCCGCGAGTTCCTGTCGAAGGCCGTCAACGTCGATGACGGGAGCGTCGGTGTCTTCCTCTCCCTCGATGGCTCGCAACTGCTTCGCTGCAGTGTCGGCCGCCTCCAGCTCGCGGCGGCGATTGGCTGCGGCGTTCTGCAGCATGGTCAGACTCGCTTCGTATTCGGGAAGCTTGGCGATCGCCTCATCGTCGCGCACCGCGGCAACGCTGGCGCTCAGCACGCCGTTCAGGTAGCGGAGAAGGGCTCCGCACTCGGGGCATGCGCATTCGATACCCGCCGGCGTGCCGCCCGCGCGCTCGCGAAGGCTGTCGACCTGCGGTTTGAACTCCGCCACCTCGTTATCTGCCCGTTGCACAAGATCGGTCAGGCGGGCGAACTGGGAGGCAGTGGTGCGCAGGGTAGCGATCTGCTCGGCCCGCCCGCGCGCTGTGCTTTGGGCGACCTCGGCCGCGCCGATCTCCTGCTGCACGTCGCCGATCTCGCCGTCGAGCGATTCGAGATCCGCCTCGAGCTTGAGCAACGCGGCTTCGTCGAACGTGACCGCGGCGGGCGCCCAGCCGTCAGCCTTTGAACTGCCGTAGGTCTCACCGGTCACGACGCGCCACGCGGTTTTTCCGGCTCGCGCCTTGTCGCCTGCTTCCTTGTGGGCGGCGTCGATGCCGGCGCGCACCATCGGAATCACTGACTCGATCCGCTTTTTGTCTGCGTCGGACATAGGCGTCTTGTCGAACAACCGCGCGACGAGGCGGCGCCGGATGTCATCGGAGCCGACTTTCACGCCCATCAGTTCGTACAGAAAAGAACGGCGTGCCTTGTCGTCGAACTGGGCGAAGCACTGGGCGTCGAGCACCATTGGAAGCCGCGGATCGTCGGTGAGACCGCGCGCGAGCTTGCCGGCGGGCAGGCTGATGCTGTTCGCGGCATCGCCTGATGTGACGATGATATGGCCGTACTTCGCGTCGTCGTGCAGCAGCTGGCCGTACGCCTTCTTCAACGACACGCGCACGGTGTCGCCGGTCAGGGCCATCCGGACAGCCTCCTGAATGCTGCTCTTGCCGGCGCCGTTTGCGCCGGCGAACAGTCCGACGGGCTTGGTCAGGTGGACGTCGGCCTCGGCGATGCCGAGAACGTCTCGCACGAGGAGATGGGTCAGCTTCATGCTGCATCTCCGCCAATGTCGTCGCCGCCGTTCACATCAATCACCGTTCGGCGACCGGTCTCGTCGGGCCCGCTGATCACGCCGTGATTTTCAAGCTGCTCGATGATGCCGGCGGCGCGGTTGTATCCGATTCTCAGATGGCGCTGAACGAAGCTGATCGTCGCGCGCTTGTGCTCGCGCACAAGGGCCGCCGCCTGCTCGAACAGTTCGTCGACGGGGTCATGACTCTCGGCAGCGTCGGCCTGTTCCTCGTGCCACGACTTCCAACCCTTTATCCACGCGATGCATAGATCTCCGCGCATGACCGGGCACTCGCTTTCGGGCAGTCCGTCGGCGGCAGCTTTGCGCCCCGCTTCGTGCTGCCCGTCGATCTCGGATTGCAGCGGGTCGTCGCCGAGCGCCGCGACCGGGCGGAATTCGGCGTCGACAACGTCGTCATCGTCGGACGGCCCATTCATTCCATCGCCATCCTCGGCGGTGTACTCGCCGCCAAGGTCGAGGCCGCGCTGATCGTTTTCGCCGCGCACCTCATCCATGCCGCCCGTATGCTCGCCGGCGTCGGACACGACGATCAGCACCTGCTTTCCCTGTGCGTCGTAGAGCTCGTGCAGCGAGGGCGCTGCTCGGCCCACCTTGATGACGGCCTCTGCGCCGTCCTTGATGGTGATCTGCTCGAGGTCGCCGGCAACCACCATGCGCCCGTCGCTGGCAATCAGGTGCACGGCCATCTTGACCGCGTTTTCGACGCGCTTGCGCAGCCGGTCGATGATGTCGTTCTGCTTGGTCTCGGACAGCTTGACCCACACGTCGGGAAGCATTTTCAGTTCGAGGACGGTGGCCGACAGCAGGTCCTTGCCGACAGTGGCCGCGGTCATGCCGAGGACCGCCTTGTGTTCTTCCGAATTGCTCACGGATGCTCCTTTTTATTCGAATGAATGGTTATTCGGCGCTGATGGGTCCGCGCGGCCGGCGTTGCGGCGGCGTGGTCGCCTGTCGCTGGCGGGATTGAGATTGCGACTCCTGTGCGCCACTCAGTTCGCGCACGCGCCTCGATGCCAGCGCGTTGAGTTCCGCTTTAGCCGCCTCGTCCGAGACGCCGCTGATCGCGCTGCGCGCGAGGTCGATTTCCTCGGGCGAGTTCGCGGTTTCGAGGTCCTCGCGGATGCCCTGAATCAGTCCCGATTCGTCGAACGCGAAGTCGTCTTGCTGGCTGTCCGACTTTTGCTGCGCAGATACCTGCGCGGTAGATGCGACGGTCTGCTCCTGCTTCGCTTCGTTGGCCGGGGCGGGTTCGCGTCGCTGAGCCGCTGGCGAGGTCGGTTGTGCTGAGGTCTGGGTGGCCGGAACGACTTCAGCAGCAGGCGCAGGACCGGCGCGAAGATCGTCGACGGTCGTGCGGTTGACTGTGTACGAGCCATCCGCGTGCACGTCGACGATGTCGGTGACTTCCTCTGCCGTCTGGAGACCCATCAGCAATTCGGGCGCATAAAGCTTGCCGAAGAAGGCGGCGGAGCGATATCGAAGCATCACTTCAGGCATCGTCATCCACTTGCTGCCATTCTTCGTCAGCCAGCCTTCGTCAATCGCCATCTGAATACTGATGGTCGGTGATTCGAGGCGCTCACCGGTCTGCTTTTCGATCGCCCACGCGACGCATGTCTGGTGCCGAACGGTTACCTTCCTGGGTACGCTCACCTTTTTGGCACGGCCATTCGGCTGGTCTTGCCACTCGGTCGCGTTGTAGGTCACTTCCTCGGGATCGGTTGCAGGGCTCAAGTCAAAGCGAAGCGGCGAGTACTTCCCGCACGAGTTGATCGCCGCGATGATGAATTGCGATGACCAGGAGGGGCGGCCTTCGACGATGTACAAATTCTGCATCACCATCAGCGGATCGGCGCCCATGCGTTGCGCCATGTTCAGCGCGACGACACAGTTGGAAAGCCCGTTGGGATTGTCTTCATAGCCGGTGACCTTGCCGTACTCCTTGACTTCGGTCTGTGCACGATACGCAACCGGTACCAACGTCGAGTTGGTCAGCAATTTTGCGGCGCGCTGCATCAGTTCGAACGATTGCAGCGTGCCGAACCCCATTTCAACGGCGGGCAAATTGGCTTCGCGTGGCGCGGGGTTGCGCAGATTTTCTACAGTTGTCGGGGTCGACATAGGGTCCTCTTAAGCGTGAAACATGCAGGTCTTCCAGCGCGCGCAGTACTTGGGCGAGCAGAGGACCGATTGGGGATTGGGAGGAAACAGGCCGCTGCGGAACATCGCGGCGGCGAACTGGATCAGGCCGCGGTGGTCTTCGGTGCCCACCATGACGCGTCGCGCGTCGAACAGCGGGCTGACCATTGGCGCTGTCTTGCCGGCGGTCGGCAGGGCGATGATCTGGCCGCCCACCGTCGGCTCCTTCGTGGTGTGCTCGTACAAAAGCTGGTACGTGCCGAGCTGCGCCGACTTGCCCTTCAGGTTCACCTGGCCGTTCTGAATGATGGCGCGCCCAGTCTTCAGGTCAGGAATGGCAATTCCGTCCTCCCGGCGCGCGACGCGTGCGCGGTCCATCGAACCGGTCAGGCGCACGATAGTGCCGCCGCCGCAGTCGATCTCGAACGGCGAGAGCTTCATTTCGACCGCCGTGTACTCGAACTGAGGGGCGATCTCCAGGCAATACCGCGTATGCAGCGACAGGCCGATCCGCTCGGCTTCGCGCAACGTCAGATCGTCGTCGCTGTAGTCGACGTCTTGCGTCGGGTTATGCAGGGTGTCGATGAACACGCCGGCGGTATCGTCAGGCGACAGCGGGTTGCCGTCGAGGTGCGCCTGATCGTTCGCTGCGGTGCTGGCGTGCACCGCCGTGCCGAGCGTGGCGCGCAGGCCCGACGCCTTGCGCATCCCGAGAAGGTGTTCGCCTTCAAATTTCATTGCGCAGTCGAACAGGGTTCCCCATGCGGATGCGCGGATCGTTATCGTGCCCATTAGGAGGCCCGCCCGGTGTAAGGCTTCTTCTCGACGCAGACGCACGGAAAGCGGTGCGGAAACGGCCTGATGTGGTGGTGAAAATGCGTGCCGATCGACTTGGCCTGCCGGAGCGCCTCGAAATTCGAAGGTGTGAAGTTCGAGTAGTAGTAGAGCGAGGTGGGCGCCCCGGTCTTACCGTCTTTGAACCGAACCGCCAGGGTACCGGTCGACGGATCGTAGCCAATACTGTGGATCTGTGAGGACTCCACAGCATCCATTGCGATCTTTGGAGTGGGTGTGTTCATATCGGACGTTAGGGTGAAAGGTTGACCAGTGCTTGCTATTGGGCTTCACTACGCGACGCATCTGAGATAGGGCCACGAAAGAAACTCGACCTCGGATGCGTATCGTCCGGCCAGTTCCCTCAATTCGTCGTAGCCGTCATCGCCGTATCTCAGTGCAGCCAGTGCGGCCGAGCGGACGCCAGCGAAGTAGCCGACCCGGAATGACATGTCGCGTCGGCTCATCCACCAGTTCAGACGGATATCGTTCGCCGCAACGCGCACCAGTTGCATCGCCTCCGTGAGCGCAAGGGCACCGCATTCGGCGACGGTCAGGCTATCGAGCGGCGCGTGCAGAATTTCGAAGTGACAGCGCATGGTGGTCAGTCCGTATAGGCGATGTACTTGAACCTGCCGCCGCCGAACTGCTCGAAGCGGCCGCCGAAGGTTCCGCGCACGGCGTTCTCGACGTCTTCGCGCGTCGCGCTGGGAGGGTAGACCCCTTCCTTGATCATCGTCGCGCTCGAGTGCCCCTTGCTGTGCCAGTCGATCTTTGTGGTGTCCAACTCGCGTGGATCGTGCATCACGTGGATGGGTGAAGTCATGTTGTACCTCGTGCGTTGGTGGTATTGGTGAATTGCGGTGCCACATCGGTGTTGATGTAGACCAAAACGAGAGCGGCGCAGACGAGCAGCAAGACCATCGCGAGCCACGTCCAGACTGGATGGCTGCGTTCGAGCATGTCGAGGCGGCGCACGGCGCTGTCGCTGCGGACGAAGGCCCACAAGCCGCCGCAGGCGAGTGCGATCAATGCCCAGATGCCGAGGGTGGAACTCATGCGCTACCACCGGCGCGCAGCGCGACGACGAGCCAGAGGAAAGTACCGGCCGCGACGCCATAGGCCAGCATGGTCGCGAGCGCACGAAGGCGACGGCGCGTGCGCGGGCACGAGGCGAGCAGTGCGTTATCGCTTGGCGCACGGCCGAGCAAGAGGCGAGCGTTCATGCGGCACCTCGCGCAATGAGGGCGCGCGCGATTTCGCGCATCAGGTGTTCGGTCAGTGCGCCGTGGAGTCCTTTTCTCCGTGGCAACGCCCGTAGGTCGAGGAGGTCTTTCGCGAGGACTGACATTTCAGCACCCCGCAATGATGAATGTGCGGTGGTGCTGCGCGGCCTCGGTAGGTTCCGGCCCCGCAGTCGTCGTTGCTGCGTCGCGAGCGCATAACGTTCGGGCCTCGACCGCCTGAGTAAAGGCATGCAGCAGCACGAGTCCCGCGTCGAACGGTTCACCGTCGATCAATGCGACTAAGCAGCGCTGTTGCGTCGCCTCGGGTTGTGCCTGGAGCGCCGCTGCGATGTCGGCGACGGTGATCGAATGGACGACTGCCAGATGTTCGTCGACGATTTTTTTCGCGGGGTGCGATGCCAGCGGCGCAGAGGGTGGAAGGCGGTGCATCGTTCATCCATCGGTGGTTGGCGATGGATGAAATGTAGGCCATGCCTAATGACATGTCAAGGCATTGCCTAATATTACTTGGATGTTGCCTTCGGAACTAGCCGCCGTTTGAATTGCGCCTTGCTTCACGAACGATGATGAGGATTGCCTTCGCAAAATTCTCAGCGGCTTCCAGCGGATCTTTTTCCCAAGGGCCGTGCAAGACGAGTTCCACTTTTCCCGGCGCCATTTCCGTAAGTGTCGCGCGCGGGAGCGTGGACACATGCGGCGAGCATCCGGGGAAATAATATAAGTCGCCCACCGCGACCTCTACGCCCTATGCCCGCAGAGCAGTACGGCCGCAGCCGGGCTGAGCACGCCTTTATCCGCGTCGCATACTGTCGCGAGTGCCCAGCCTTTTGATACATCCAGCATATCGACAACCCTCTTGCTCAGGCCTTTAAGTCTTCCGCTCAACAGGAACGCGTTGTTGAGTAGTCCATACCGTAGCGGTTCGCGGGTTTCCGCGAAAGGGCCAGGATTTCCGGACGTGGCCGGAAATCCCGGACACCTCCGCAAACCTAAGCGGGACGGGCTTCAGCAGGCGATCGACAAGCGAAAAGACACAACCCCAAAATTCAGGCACAAAGATTGTTGTCAGGAATTAAGGGTTAACCATGAATAACGATCTGTATGACGTCCGCCTGCAGTGGTTTCGCGCACTGGTCGCTGTCGCGGAGGCCGGCAGCATTCGCGCCGCAGCAGAAAAGCTCGGCATCGCCAAGTCGACGGTCTCCGAAAATGTCCGCCATTTGGAGGCATGCTTTCATATGCAACTGATACAACGGATCGGGAACGGGATCGTGCTGACCGCCCGTGGCCAGACTCTGCTGAAGCACGCCCGCGCGATCTTGGGGCAGGGGGCGCTTGCGCTCGAGGATCTTCAAACGATGTATGAGCAACCGCGTGGGAGACTTTCGTTTGCTCTGCCGGCGTGGATGGCGACGGCCTTTCTGGCGGGCACGCTCACGCGACTTCGAGAGCGGCTCCCCGGTACCCAGTTGGAAATCGCGGAAGGGTATCTTGCGCTCGGGGTTCCCCGCCTGCGCAACGGCAGTGTCGCCGTTCTCGTTTGCCGCGTGCCTCCAGAGGGAGTCGGAACGGAGTTCGACTTCCGGCCTCTCTTTACCACCAGATCTGGCGTCGTGGCGAGACAGAATCATCCTTGCGCCGACAGGCGGTCACTCGCGGAATTGCGGAATCAGGAGTGGCTGCTGACCCGAGCGCCGGGGCGCGAGAGCTATTCCGCCAATATCTTCGTGCGGCACGGTTTGCCAGAGCCCGAGGCAATACATTACGTTCACTCCCTCCCCATTGCGGTGGCGTTGCTGCAGCAGACTGACATGCTCAGCTTATTCTCGTGGCCGGTGATCGAACTGTGCGCAAGGCGCGACGACCTGTGCGTCATCCCGGTGAGCGACGAAATGGACAAGCAGACGTTTGGCATTGTCACGCTCGCCGGACGTCCACTGGAGCCTGCCGCGTCCTGCTTTATCGAATGCCTGATCGACACGATTCGTGACAGCAAAGAAAACGGGGCGCGCGAAACCAGGCGGATGCTCCGACAGGTCGATCTGCTTATCTAGGACTGCGGCGCAAAGGACACACTGGTTTTGCCCGGTAGCGAGCAGTCCGGATGTGAAAAAGCCCCGCGGAGGCGGGGCTAGTAGTATTGCTGCGGAGCGGCATGAATCAGGATTTTTTCCGTCGCCCCACCTGTCCTGAATCTGTTTCTCCAGGCTGTTCCTTGTCGTCGATCACGTATCGGCGACCAGTCGATTGCTGAGTGGTCGCCGACCGGGACTCGCCGACAAGTAACTCGAGTGCTCGTGCGATTCGATCGATTTCCGCATCGGATTTGCCATCTAACACCTTTGCCAAGCGCACGAGACTAGGCGGCAGGCCGCTGTTTTGCGCAATGTGCCGCTCTTGGTCACCGGTGATCCACCACTCCACCGATTCGCCGAATACCTCAACCAACTTGGGAAGGTGCTTTTTAGCAATGCGCCCGAAGTTAATCCAGTCATAGACGGATGGCGGCTTAACACCGAACACAGTCGCCACGTCCGCTTCCTTCATGCCGCGTGCCTTCATTTTTTTGCGGAGGCGATCGCCAATGTGCTCGTCTTTTTTGGGGGCGTCGTTCATAACGGCATTAGGCAACGCCGAATCAAATTCGGCAATGCCTTGACTGTTGTGTAGGCTTTGCCTAATATGGGTGGCATGGAACATTTCATCCCCATCAAAGAAGCTTGCGACGCGGCACGCGGGTTAACGGCCTTTGCGCGAATGATTGGTGTCAAACCGCCTACGGCGCATGAGTGGTTGACGCGGCGACGTCCCGTTCCTCCCCGGCGCTGCGCTCGCATTGAGACGCTTTTTGGCATCTCCCGCCAGCGATTGCGTCCCGACGACTGGCAGGAAATCTGGCCCGAACTAATCGGCAAGCCTGGCTCGCCGCCCGTTCCAGCTGAGCGGGAGGTGGCGTGAGAAAGCAACTCGCGTTCAAACCAGTTCGTGGCCGGCGGTCGCAGCGCGTCTCGGTAATACGTGGACTCGTCTCTGTCCGCACCGCGTGCGTCAAACCGGCGACTCTCTCGGCTATGCACTTCTGGCTTGAGAACCGTCGTCGCCTCGGATCGTATCCCGCGTCAGCTGTAGCGCTGCAATCTGCCGCTCAGCATAAGGGTCCGGTTGCCCCAAAAGGAACGCCGACGTCTGCTCGCACTGCGATTCGAATTTCGTGGCGATGGCTTGGCGCCTTGCTTCTGGCAATTCGCTCAGCAACGAGTTGGAAAAGGCGACGAGCGCGGTGACGTGTCCTTCTAGTTCCGCGATCAGCAATTTCAGTTTTTCGATTTCTTTCACAGGGGCTTCCTTTCATGAAAAGAGTTGACGTCGATGGCCTGGTAGCCGGCGTGAATTCTGACATGGCTGGAAGCTCCTTCTTTCAATATGCGGTTGACGTTGACCGCATCGTATCGGTGCCGAGCAGCAAGGGCACTCAACAGTTTTTGCTAGGGGTTGCCAGTCATGGCCAAACCGAATATCGAAAAGGCGCTCCGGGATGTCTTGACTGGCCCGGAGCGCAAGCGTGCGGCCGAGGTGATTGGCTGGGATGCGTCAGAGGTGAGCCGTTTCCTGAGCGGTCAGCGCGGGGTCTTGATCGGCGAGATCGAGAAGGCGATCGATGTCGCTGAATATGCGCTCGTCAGCCGGCCCTATCTCGATGCGATTGCCACGCTCTGCAAAGTCGGTGCGGCATGCGAATGCGCGCGCCAGGGCGTCGGTGAGTGCGGGCTGCGCTGACATGCGCGAACTGTTCGAGCAGGCAGCTTTTCGGGCTGGATTGAATGCGGCGCGCCGCGGCGTCCCTTTCCATGAAAACCCGCTGAAGCCGGGGCCGTTGTCGCGCTTCGCAAGGCAATGGGAGCAGGGATGGTCGGTGGTCGTGGAATCGATGTGCGATCAGGAACAACTGCGGCATCCGGGCTTTGTGCTGGAGGTCGCGTGACCCCCTACCACGGCACTCCCATCACACCGAACACGGCCGCGGTGCGCGCTATCAGCGGCGGCCACGCCTTCGTGTCGTTTGCGTATCCGGAGCAACTGGGCCTTGTGCTCGAAGTGTGTCAGTCCTTCGCTGGCGACAACGGTGCCTATCCAGCATGGCGCAGCGGCCGGCCAATTACCGACTGGAACCGGTATTACGCGTGGGTCGCCGAACTCCATCGTTACCCAACGTGCGACTTCTTCGTGATTCCCGACGTGATCGATGGTGACGAAGCTGAGAACGATGCGTTGCTTGACGAATGGCCGTGGCGACACCGCGCGCCGTGGATTGGGGCGCCTGTATGGCATTTGCACGAAAGCCTCGAGCGGCTGGAACGCCTCGCGTCGACCTGGCCACGAGTCTGCCTCGGCAGTTCAGGCCAATTTGCGACGATCGGCACCGACGCGTGGTACACGCGCATGTCCGAGGCAATGAACGTCGTGTGTGATCGCGACGGCCGGCCTATCTGCAAGTTGCATGGGCTGCGCATGCTCAACCCCGATGTGTTCACACGCTTTCCGTTCGCAAGCGCTGATGCGACAACCATCGGGCGCAACATCGGGCTCGACAGCAAATGGAAGGGGACCATCCGTCCGCCGACGAAGGAATCGCGCGCGCAGGTGATGCGCGATCGCATCGAGATTTACCAGTCGCCAACGTTTTGGGAGCGCTCAACGGCGCCGATTCAGCAGGCATTTGCATTGGAGGTCGCGTGAACGATCGCGACTGGCACATCCGCATGGCGCGCACGTATCTCGCGGAAGCGGCGCGAGCACGGCACTACGGGCACTGGAGCTGGCACACGACGCTGCTGTTGTGTGCCGCGGGCAGACGCCGGCAGGCCGCGGCGATACCGACCACGCCGGCGCAACGTGAGTTGTTCGGGGATGTCCGATGATCGCGCGCCCGACACTCCACGTCGTCTCGATGTCCGGCGGCAAGGACAGCACGGCTACCGCGCTCGTCGCAATCGAACTGCACGGCCGGGAGAACTGCCGATTCGTGTTCGCCGACACCGGCAACGAGCACGAATCGACATACGCCTACGCGCTGGACTATCTGCCGCGCGCACTCGGTATAACGGTCGACGTGGTGCGAGCCGACTTTGCCGACGAGTTCGCAACGAAGCGCGCGAACCTCGCACGGATCGCCGCGGGTGAGCCGGAGTCGGCGGTCTACGGGCGCCGGAAGTTTCAGTATCACTGGACGCGGGAGCTCGCCGCACGCGCGCTGGAAGTACTGCATCCGACCGGTATTCCGTTTCTCGATCTGTGCATGGTCCGTGGTGGCTTTCCCTCGCGCAAGCGCCAGTTCTGTACCGAATATCTGAAAACCGAACCACTGACCGAGTACGCGCTCGCGCGCATCGACGAAGGGCATGCGGTTTGGTCGTGGCAGGGCGTGCGGATAGATGAAAGCGAGTCCCGAAGATCCAGGCTGCAGGGTACCGGTGCTTGTGTCCGAGCATTCGAAGTAGTCGGAGGCGGTCTCTCCATCTATCGACCGATTCTGCGTTGGAACGTGGACAACGTCTTCGAAGCTCACGCGCTGGCCGGTATCGAACCGAATCCGCTGTACTTGCAGGGCATGACACGCGTCGGCTGCATGCCCTGCATCAACTGCTCGAAAGCTGAATTGGCCGCGATTGCGCGTCGATTCCCTCATCACGTCGCACGTGTAGCCGAATGGGAGCGAATCGTCTCGCTCGTCTGCCGTCGTGATTCCCCAGTGTCGTTTTTCCACCGAGGCACGCAGGGCCACGCCGGCCAAGCGACAACGATTCTGGATGTCGTGGAGTGGGCCAAGACGACCCGGGGCGGCCGCCAATACGACTTACTCGCGGACGCGGCACCGGCGACGGCATGCGCGTCTGCATATGGGCTGTGCGAATGACAGAACTACCAGACCCGCTGACGCCCCCCGATTGCGACCTGCGCTCCGGTATGGCTTACTATGCCGTTTCCAGTCGGGTAGCCGGTGGCCACCGGCGCGCGGCATGTGCCTGCCGTGCCGCGCACGCTCGACCCCTTTCTTCGGCAGGCGAAAAGGCATGGCATGAAACTGAAAGCGACTTACGAGACAGAGGTCTATACCAGTCAAGGCGGCTATTTGGCAATTCGCCAAACCAACAGTTGCATGGGCGAAGAACAGACCATTCTGCTGTCGCCGGAGCAGGCGAAGTTGGTTGTGCAGGGAATCAATCAACATCTGAAGGACGAGTCTTGGTGGTGGGGTGTGACCTCCGCCGAAGAGTAAACGCCTGTCGACGCGAGGCTGTTGGTCGGGCGCTGCGTAACGGACGCTCGGCTCGGTTCGGATGGGGGCGCTAAATGGCCCGCATCCGCACAATCAAACCGGACTTCTGGACTGACGACAAGCTCGTCGAACTAGATTTCGCGACGCGCCTGTTCTTCATCGGCACCTGGAACCACGCCGACGACAACGGCAATCTGCGCAGGTCTGCCAAGAGCCTGAAGATGAAGGTCTTCCCGGCCGATGCGATCGACTGCGAGCCACTCATTCAATCACTGATTGCTCACGGAATGCTCATGGAGTACTCCGTGAGCGGCGCGGACTATTTGCACATCCGTTGTTTCGCCAAACATCAGGTCATCAACCGCAAGTCAAAGTCCGCAATTCCGCTTCCGCCTTGGCTTTCAGAGCAGCCCGATCCTCGACCGCCCGAGGGCACAGGGGGGGATGGCTCACATCGAGAGCACGCGGACTCACGGAATAAGCCGCCAGAACATCACGACAATTCACGCAATGCTCACGGAGGACTCAGTGAGGACTCCTTGACGGAAAAGGAAGAGGAAAGGGAAGGGAGTAAACCTAAAGGTTCTAACGACGACGGTGGAGACTTGATACGTGGTAGCGCTGTGGATAACTCGACCGCGTCGTCGTCGTTGAGTGCGAAAGAGATCGCCGAATTGCTGAGGCTGTGGGAGTGCGAGCGCGGCAAGAACCCGCGATTCGCGCCGGACGCACAGCAGATCGTCGAGTGGGCAATGCGCAGCATCACCGCCGAGCAGCTGCGCACCGCTTACGACGATGCAGTCGCGCAACGTGACCACGACCGCGACATGACAGCGGTGAACGCTGGTTTCCTCGACCCGTTTGTCGCGAAGGCGCTCGCGCCACCGAAGCCGAAACCGTTGCGATCGATGACCGACGTCGAGCTCGAGGCGGAGGGGCGAAGGCTCGGCGTGAGCACGCACGGCCTCAAGCTCGACCAGTGCATCGCGAAGCTCGAGCAGGTGCGTACACAGCAACGGGGAGGGCATGCGGCATGAAAACCCAAGAGCAAAAATTCTGGATCGTGTGGTGCCCGACTGGCGAGAAGCCACCGAGCTTCCGGCACTTGAGCGCTGGCAGCGCCGTCGCGGAAGCCGAGCGGCTCGCGATCTCAAATCCGGGGCGCGAGTTTTTCGTGCTCGGGGCTGAAATGTCGTACTGCGCTGTCGCGATGCAGCGTGTCGAGTACTTCGACGGGATTCCGTTCTGAGCATGACGGCCGATCCGAAAGCGTGGGCGCGCAAGCTCGTCGCCGAGTACGAGGCAGGGCGACCGCCGAAGCCGACGAACGTCTACCGCGTCGCGTATGCAGCTTTGGGCCTGACGTTTCCCGAGGGCGCGGCGCCGACAGGTGAGGCGAATGTTCAGAAATGTTCAGGTGGGTCGCAAACGGTGGCGGTGGCGGCGCGGCCGGTGCCGGTGCCGAAGCGTGCGCCGATTGAGGGCGCTTGGTGGGACAGCGAGCCGCCCGTGACGGATAGCAATTGATATCGGTTTTTAACGAAAGGACCTCTATGACCTCCAGTACACGACCCGCTGATGCGATGCGCAAAGCGCTTCAAGCATGCGTAGATGTCATGCTGCACAACGGCGTGCCGACCGACAAAGAGCATCCGGCCCGAATCGCACTCGACAATGCTCAAGCCGCTCTCGCATCCACTGCCGCCCCTCTCCCTCGCTCTGCCGCGACTGTGAGCGACGAGCGGGAGGCGTTCGAGCGCGCGATGGAAAGCATATCGGGTCAGTATTTTCACGGCGGCGAACTCATTCCCCACCGGAACAACCCTGATGAGTATCAGAATGGCAGCACACAACTGGCGTGGAAGATCTGGCAAGCCCGCGCCGCATCCACGCAAGCCACGGCGACGCTGACGGATGAGCGGCGGCAGACCGTTCGCGACGCCGTTGCCGCGGCGCTCGGTGACGCTTACGACTGTCTGCGCGTCTGGGAGGCATGGGGCATTGGCACGATGAGCCAAGACGACTTCCAGCTTGTCACTGACGACGAATCGCGCATTGCCGAAATCGCAGACGCAGCGATTGACGCCCTTCTCGCCGAGCAATCCGCCACTCCCCAAGCTACGTCAAAGGCCCGAGGCGACCACGCGATTTGGCTACTAGAAGCGCTGATCGACATCTACGACGATGCACAAAACAACGCACCGGAAGATCGATGCTATGCCGAAGGCGCATGGACGGCGACGCTGACCGACATTCGTCAATTCATTGCCAACGCTCCTCGCGCCAGCGAGCAAGCAGGTCCGATCGAATCGTGGACCGACGTCGAGGCTGATCTGTCGAACGACGAGCGCGAAGCCGTAGGGGGGATGACGAATGCCCTGCATGTCATGCGCCGTATTCGCCGCTGTGATAACGAAACGGCTGCACAAGTCGTGTTGGAGCACTTCGGCAACGAGCAGCGTCGTGCAGCGCTTGAAGAAGCGGCGAGATTGGCGGAGCAATGGGGCGATGCGCGGCTTCCCGATCATGGCGGAAATGCATTGCGCAATTGCGCCGTCGCTATCCGCGCCCTGTCTCAACAGAAAGCAGGAGAGCAGGATGACTGAATGGCAACCAATCCGATCCGCGCCGGAGAATGTCGAAATCCTGACGAAGATAGACGACTCGGCAGGCGCTCGCAACGAGCAGACTCTGAGGCGCCGCGGAAATCTCTGGTTCCTGCCGGACGACTCGATGTACGTCTACTACACGCCGACGCACTGGCAGCCGCTGCCACAAGCGCCGGCCGCCCTGTCTCAACAGCCAGCGCCGCGAGGTGAGCGGTGACCACGACGCGCCGCTCGAGCGCCATGCGCATTCGCAAAGAGATCTCGAACGCGGCGCGCGTGCTGGCGTCATCCAAGCCCGCACCGCTCGAGCAGGCGATCAGCGCGCGCATCGGCGCGCAGTCGTCGCTCATTTCAGCGTCGCCGGTCCGCCAGCGTGTCGAGTTCACGGTGCCGGGCGCTCCGGTAGCGAAGGGTCGCCCGCGCTTCGCGCGTCAGGGCGCGCACGTTCGGACGTTCACCCCGGAGAAGACCGAACGCTATGAAAATCTTGTGAAGCTGGCGGCGCGACAGGGTATGGGCACCCGTGAGCCATTCGCGGGCCCGGTACGTCTCGTCGTGCACATCGCGCTGCCGATTCCGGCGAGCTGGTCGCAGAAGCGGCAACGCGATGCAGCGGACGGGCTGATCGGCGCCACGAAGAAGCCTGACGCGGACAACGTGATCAAGGGCGTGAAAGACGGAATGAACGGCGTCGTGTACGCCGACGACTCACAGATCGTTGACCTGTGGGTATCGAAGCGGTACGGCCGCACGCCCTGCGTGCGCATTGAGGCAGTGGAACTGAACCAGCAACGGGCATAGGTGAGGATCTTCGGGAGTGCAGATGATGGACGAGATTCAGTTCAAGAGCGCGTTCGACGCGGTGCGATTCGCGCTTTGCTATTCGACGCAGCAATATGGCGAAACGATGATGGCCAAGCGACTGAAGGGCGAGTCGGTCGAGAAGGGCATGGGGCTCGTCGGGCTGGACGGTGCGGGCCAGTCCGGTCAGATCCGCCGAGAAATGTGGGAGCTGCCTGATCTGCATCTCGCGGTGCTGATCGCCCGAACAGCACCGCACGACACCCCGTGCAGCTGCGGCCGGCCATGCTGCAGCAAGCGCCGTCCGAACGAGGAGTGGCGCGCGGCAATCACCTGGCTTACCGAGGCGTCCACCGCGTTCGTGTCGGGCTTCTCGCATTACCGCGTGCGCCGTACGATCATCGAGAACATCTTCACCGCGAAAAAGCAGCGGAAGAGCCTGAACGACATCGCTGACGAGTGCGGTGCTCACCGGAACACGGTCAGTGCCCAGAATTCAGCAGTACGCAGGTGGATCGAGGGCAGCAGGAGAGCCGGCCGGAAAGGCAACGAGAAAAGCGAGGAAAAAGGCGTCGAAGAGGTCGCGTGGGCTGCAATGGAGCGGCGTTTTGGCGAACTTCGATTGCTGGAGACTGCCGTGACGGCTTGACGCGGTGCATTTCGTGCACAATAATCCACTGTATTCGATACACGTCATACGTGCGACCAAAGCCCGCTGAGCCGAAAAGCCAGCGGGCTTTTTCGTTGGCGTTGCTGGTTTCGCAGTTTGCTGTTGTGGCCGTTTTTTTCGACTATGAAAAGGGTCCAGCCGTGCAACTTTCCAGCCGTTCGATCGACAGCCTCATCCCGTACGCGCGCAACGCGCGCACCCACTCGGAAAGCCAGATAGCGCAGATCGCCGCCAGCATCGAGGAGTTCGGCATGGTCGGCGCGATCGTCGTGCGCGACGGTGTGATCGCCAAGGGCCACGGGACGCTCGCCGCGATCCGCAAGCTGTACGGCGCCGGCAAGCGCCTGTATCCGCCGCCCGGCCGCTCACGCGGCGCCGATCCATTTCCCGACGGCGAGGCGCCCGTGCTCGATGCGTCCGGGTGGACGGAGGCGCAGTTCCGCGCGTTCGTCATCGCCGACAACCAGCTCGCGTTGCTCGCCGGGTGGGACGACGAGCTGCTGCGTCTCGAAGTGACCGAGTTGCGCGATGACGGCTTCGACGTGGACCTGCTCGGGTTCGAGGCAGTGGACCTGGCTCGTTTGCTCGAGCATGCGGGCGGTGGGCTGACGGATGAGGACGATGCTCCGGCACCGCCGGAAGTCCCGGTGTCGGCCGTCGGCGATGTTTGGCAGTGCGGCAGTCACCGCGTGATGTGTGGCGATAGCCTGCGCGGCGATAGCGTCGCGACGGTGATGGACGGCTACCTTGCCGACCTGATCGTCACCGACCCGCCGTACAACGTCGCGTACGTCGGAAAAACCGACAAGCACATGACGATCCGGAACGACGCCATGCAGGCCGACGAGTTTGCTCGGTTCCTGCTGGCCGCCCATCAGGCGATGTTCGTGGCGGCGAAGGGCGGCGCCGGGATCTATGTGTTTCACGCGGACACCGAGGGTCTGACATTCCGCCGCGCGCTGGTCGACGGCGGCTTCAGGCTGGCGCAGTGCTGTGTGTGGGTTAAGCAATCGCTCGTCCTCGGACGCCAGGACTATCACTGGCAGCACGAACCTGTGCTGTACGGCTGGAAGCCAACCGGGACGCACCGCTGGTATGCAGATCGCAGCCAGTCGACAGTCTGGTCGTTCGACCGTCCCGCACGCAACGATCTGCATCCGACAATGAAGCCGGTGGCCGTCGTCGAATACCCGATCCAGAACAGCAGTCGCGACGGCGATCTTGTGCTCGACACGTTCGGCGGTTCTGGAACGACGCTCATCGCGTGCGAGAAATGCGGCAGGCACGCCCGGTTGCTCGAGCTGGATCCGATCTACTGCGACGTCATCGTCGAGCGGTGGCAGGCGTTCACCGGGCTGCGGGCAACCCACGCGGCGACCGGTACAACATTTGAGGAGGTCGCTGCGACTCGGCGGCCCGGATAGAGCAATGGCACGACCGAGTTTCAACGCGACCAACGACCAGCGAAAGCTCGTCGAGCAGCTCGCCGCGTTCGGCATTCCGCAGGAAGACATGGTGATGCTCGTCCTCGACTCGAACGAGAAGCCGATCTCGGTACCGACGCTGCGGAAGCACTTCCGCAAGGAATTGACCGAGGGGCTGGTAAAGGCCAACACGGCGGTCGCGCAAGCCCTGTTCAAGAAGGCGAAGGCCGGCAACGTGGCGAGCATCATCTTTTGGCTGAAGACCCGCGGTGGTTGGAAAGAAACGCCTCAGGCGCTGGAGGTGACTGGCGCCGCTGGCGGCCCAATTGAAAACAGGACGGCGCTCGTGAATGAAGAAGCAGTCAGGGCAGTTGTCCGCAAAGTCGAATCCGAGTACTGAAGCGGAGATCGAACGCCTCGTCATCAAGGAGAAGTGCGAAACCGACCACCTGTTCTTCAGCCGGTACTTCTTTAAGCACCGGCAGGGCATCAAGTTTCGTGTCAACTGGCACCACGTCCTGATCTCCGACACGGTCGAGCGCGTGATCCGCGGCGAGCTGAAGAACGTCGTGATCAACGTGCCGCCCGGTTCCTCGAAGACCGAGCTGGTCGCGATCAACCTCATTGCACGCGGCCTGGCCAAGAACCCACGCGCGCGGTTCCTGCACATCTCGTATTCGGATGATCTCGCGCTGCTCAACAGCGAGACGGCGAAAGAGATCGTCGGCTCCGATGAATACCAGGCGCTGTGGCCGCTCACGATCGCTGACGACGCGAAGTCGAAGAAGCGCTGGAACGTCATCGCCGACGGCAAGAAGGCCGGCGGCGTGTACGCGGTTTCGCTCGGCGGCCAGATCACCGGCTTTCGTGCCGGCCACATGGCCGAGGGCTGGCAGGGCGCGATCATCATCGACGACCCGCTGAAGGTCGAGGACGCCTACAGCAAGCCGGCCCGCAACAAGGCCAACCGCAGGCTGATCTCGACGGTCAAGAGCCGGAAAGCGAATCCGGACACGCCGATCATCGTCATCATGCAGCGGCTGGCCGAGGAAGACCCGACGGGCTTCATCAGATCCGGAAAGGTGCCGGGCGACTGGGAGTTCATAGAGATCCCGGCGCTGATCGACGACGCGTATGTCGAGACGTTGCCCGAACACATTCAGGAGCTTGTCGACAGCGACGAGCGCGACGAGCACGGCCGCTTTTCGTACTGGCCTTACAAGGAACCGCTCGACGATCTGCTCGCGCTCGAAAAAGCCGATGCCTACGTGATGTCGGGCCAGTATCAGCAGCGGCCCACGCCGCTCGGCGGCGGCATCATCAAGGGCGCGAAATTCCAGCGCTATGAAGTGCTGCCGCGCCTGCGCTACCGGAAGATCTACGCTGATACGGCGCAGAAGACAGAGGAGCGCCACGATTACAGCGTGTTCGAGTGCTGGGGCTACGGCTACGACAACCGTGCTTACCTGATCGACATGATTCGCGGGAAGTGGGAAGCCCATGAACTGAAGAAGCGTGCGAAGGACTTCTGGAACAAGCACAAGGCGATCGGCGCAGGCGACCCCGACGCGCCGGTCCTGCGCGAGATGGTTGTCGAGGACAAGGCGAGTGGCACGGGCCTCATTCAGGAAGTCAAGTCAGAGGGCGGTGTCCCCATCGTCGGCGTGAGCCGCGAAAAGAACAAGCTGATGCGCGTAATGGACGTCGTGAGCCATATCGACTCGGGCAACGTCGTCGTGCCGCTCAACGCGCCGTGGGTCAGCGATTTTGTTGGCGAGTGCGAAGCGTTCACGCCCGACGACACGCATGAGCACGACGACCAGATCGACCCGATGGTGGACGCGATCATGGACATGCTCGTGGGCGCGGGCCCGATGGAAATCAGCGCTGACGTGGTGAGACAGTTTGCGCGTGCGGGAAGAACCCATTGATGAAACGGAAAGCAGTCAACACCCCGGCGATCGAACCGCGCCGGGCGCCGGCACGCGTGCGTGCGATATCGGTGCCGATGCAGATTACGCCCGACGCCGTCGCCCTGATGCGTGCGTATCCTGGCTCGCGCAAGCGCCGGACGCTCGACGTCGAGTTGTTCAAACCGTATGAGCCGGTCGCGGGCGTTCTGCCGCGAAAGACGACCGGCGCGAAGATCGCGATGGACGCGGGATTCGACGCCCAGGCCGCGATGAACCTCGGCGCGCTGGAGAACATTGACGCGGCCCTCAGCGAGGGCTATGCGTTTCCCGGTTTCTCGGTGCTGGCGAACTGGACGCAGATTCCCGAGTTCCGGCGCCCCGCCGAAGTCTATGCGCGCGAGATGACGCGCAAGTGGCTTACCATCAAGGCCAAGGGCGACGAGAACAAGTCGGAAAAGATCAAGGAGATCGACGCGGAGTTCACGCGACTCGGTATGCAGGCGGTATTGCGTGAAGCGATCCAGCAGGACGGATTCTTCGGCCGGTCGCAGATATTCATTGATCTTGGCGATGGGAATGATTCACGCGGGAACGGGGAACTGCGCACGGAGCTGGCCGAATCAAACGCGAAGATCGGCCGCGGTGCCATCAAGCGTCTCACGGTCGTCGAACCGATCTGGAGCTACCCGAACCGCTACAACGCGGACGATCCGCTCGACCCGAATTTCTACCGGCCGACGAGCTGGTTTGTCATGGGGCGCGAGATCCACTCGAGCCGCCTCATGACGGTTGTGTCGCGACCGGTACCGGACATTCTCAAACCGGCCTATGCGTTCGCAGGCCTTTCGCTGTTGCAGATGATGAAGCCGTACGTCGAAAACTGGCTTCGCACACGCCAGTCGGTATCGGACCTGATCCACTCGTTCACTGTCTGGACCTTGGAAACCGATATGGGCGCGGTCCTGCAAGGCGGCGGGATCGACAATCTGTTGCGACGCCTGCAAATCTTTAACATTGGTCGCGACAATCACGGTATCAATGCGATCAGCAGCAAGGACGGCGAAAAGTTTTCAAACGTTGCAGCGCCATTGGGCGGCCTCGATAAGTTGCAGGCGCAGGCGCAAGAACAGCAGTGCGCGCCGTCGGGTCTGCCGCTCGTATATCTCACGGGCATTACGCCGGCTGGCCTGAATGCGTCGAGCCAGGATGAAATCGAGGTGTTTCAGGACACTGCCGCGGCGAATCAGGAAATCTATTCGCCGGTCATCGAAAAGGTGCTGCGGCTCGTGCAATTGTCGTTGTTTGGTGAGATCGACCCCAACATCTACTTCGAGTGGAACCAATTGAAGGTCGTCACGGCCGAGCAGCAGGCAGCCATTCGGAAGACCAACGCCGAAACCGACGTAATCCTCGTCGGTGGTCAGATCATCGAGCCGGGGGAATCTCGCAAGCGCATCGCGACCGAAGAAGGTTCGCCTTATGCGGGCCTCGACCTCGATACCGAATTGCCAGAGCCGCCCGTGGTATCCGGCGGGCCGCTTGGCAAGGCGTTGAGGGAAAGCGGCACGGTACGGCCGGAGGATGAGGGCGAGGAGCTCGATGAGGAACACGACGACAACCATCGGAATAGTGCGGTGACAACGTGAGCGGCCTGGTTTCACCCACGGGGCGCCCGATGGAGTTGCGCACGATCCGGCCGAACGCCGGCGTGAGCGCGCAGTATCAGAAGCAGCTCGATAAGTGGGTGGCGGCGATGCACCGCTCGCTGATCTACTGGATCGCAGCGCAGTACCGTGCGAATCCACCTCCGACGCTCGCGCACGACGCGGCGACAGGCGCGTACCGCGATGGCAGTTCCGCGACGGCGATGCGCCGGATGCTCGACCGGCTGGCGGGGCAGTGGGCCAGCGAATTCGAGACCGCGGCGGCGCGCCTCGCGCGCTACTTCGTTGACCGCGCCGCCAGCACCACCGACATGCAGATGCGTGACGCGCTAAAGGGGGCGGGCTTTTCGGTGCAGTTCAAGGCGACGGCCGGCGTGAATAACGCCATGCAAACCGCGATCGGCGAGAACGTAGGGCTGATTCGCAGTATCGCCGAGCAACACCTGTCGAACGTGCAGGGCATCGTCATGCGCGGGATGCAGCAGGGCCGTGACCTCTCGTACATCACCGACGAATTGACCGAGCGCTACGGCGTCACGCGGCGACGTGCGGCGTTTATCGCACGCGACCAGGCCAATAAGGCAACAGGCGCGATCAAGAACGCTCGCGCGCTCGAACTCGGCATCACGCAGGAGCGGTGGCGGCACTCGGGCGCGGGCAAACACCCGCGTCAATCGCACGTCGAGGCGTCGCGAGACGACGGCGGGAAGGGGCGGCTCTTTGACGTTGCGAAGGGTTGCCTCATTGACGGCAAGTACATCTGGCCCGGCAGCGAGCCGGGCTGCCGCTGCACGGGAAAGCTCGTTATTCCCGGTTTCAACTGATCCACCGCCCGCCATGCGCGGGCTTTTTTGTCTCCCATGCCAAAACTCGCAAATGATCCGCCCGTGTCGGAGGCGCAGCGACGTGCCATGTTCGCCGCCGCCGCGGGCCGTAGCACGCTCGGAATCCCGAAGAGGGTCGGCAAGGAATTCATCGCCGCAGACGAGCGCATCAAAGGCGCTGGCATCTGCCTCATGACGCCGCAGGACGAAGCCCTTTTCATCCTTCGATCGCCCGACAGCAAGCACGGCAACGAGTGGGATTTTCCCGGCGGTGGCGCCGACAAAGGAGAGACGCCCGAACAGACCGCAAAGCGCGAGACGCTCGAGGAGATCGGCGCGCTGCCGTATGGCGAGCTCAAGCTGCTCTCCAGCGTGGAAGACCTGGAGGGCGTCGATTACGTGACGTTCCGCATGGACGTCATGCGCAAGTTCACGCCGCGCCTCCAGCGCGACGAGCACACGGCTTATCGGTGGGCGCCGCTCTCCGATCCGCCGCAGCCGTTGCACCCTGGTGTGCGCGACACCGTCGCGAAGATGCGACCCACGGCGACGGCCACAGCGGCGAACGACAGCGCACAGCGGCTAGCCTTTGATCGCGAGAGCGTGCGGACCTACGACCAGGACGGACGCCTGCATGTCGCGATGACGCATATCAGCAAGGCGAACGTTTGCCCGTACCGCGGCGACGAGATCCCGGACGGCGAAAAGCTCGGGCTCGATCCGAACCGCGTGTACATGCTGTTGCGCGATCCGGACGAACTCGCAAAGGGCACGGCGACGGCGAACAACATCCCGGTATTGGACGTGCATCTGCCGCACAGCGCCGAAGACCATCAGCCCGATTCGGTCATCGGGTCGACTGGCACGGATGCAGCGTTCAACGCGCCGTATCTCGACAACTCGCTCGTCATCTGGACGCAGGATGCCATTCGCGGCGTCGAGACCGGCGCGCAGCAGGAAATAAGCAGTTCGTACTACTACCGCGCAGACATGACGCCGGGCACCTATGAAGGTGTCCCCTACGACGGCGTCATGCGCGACATCAAGTTCAACCACGTTGCCGTCGTCAAGAAGGGCCGCGCAGGCCCGGACGTGATGGTCGGTGACTCTCTTCTCAACCTGAACGGAGAACGACCCGTGAGCAAGCCTCTCAGCAAGAAAGCTGTAATGGCGAAGGGGGCCTTGCTGGCCGTCCTGAAGCCGAAGATGGCGGCAGACGCCGCACCGATCGACCTCGACACCATCCTGGCCGGTGTGAAGCGCCGGAACTGGCTGGAGAAGAAGCCGGGAATTGTGGCGGCGATCAAAGCACAACTCGCGCAGGACGCAGACCTCGAGGATGTTGTCGAGCTGCTGGACCGGCTCGACAACGAGCAACCCGGTGATGAGATCGCCGAGGACGACGACGATCCGAAGCACACGGAAATCCTCGACCTGCTGCGCGGCAAGGTCAGCGATGAGGATCTCGCAAAGGTTCAGGGGATGCTCAAGGCGCTCGGTGTGGTGGCGGCCGCGACGGATCAGCCGCCGGAAGGTGGCGCGAACAACAATCCGGCCAACCAGGAGAACAAGGCCGCCATCCCGAACGGCGATAACGAAGACAAGGACGTTGTCAGCCGTGCTGCGATGGATTCGGCGCTTCGCGCGGAGCGGGAACTCTCGACGAAGAAGGCTAACGATGCGGCGCGTGACGCGGAAGAACGCACGATCAAGCGCCTGCGCGCCACACAGGAAGCCGAAGGCATCGTCGAGCCGTATGTCGGCAAGCTGACCGCGATGGACAGCGCGGAGGCGGTCTACCGTTCGGCGCTCGATATCCTGAAGGTGGATGTCAAGGACGTGCACCCGAGTGCGTTCAAGGCGCTGTTGCTCGCGCAACCGAAGCCGGGCGATCAGACGCCGCGCCGCACGCTTGCGCGCGACTCGGCCGGCGAGACGCCCGAAGGCTTCGCCGACACATTTCCGAACGCGAACCGCGTCCACGCGTGATTCGTTGATCGACCCCAATTCAGGAGAACGCTATGGGTTTCCCCCGATACGTCAACACGCAGGCAGCACCGGCAGTTGTCGGTGACTTCTGCGATTCCAATCCGCGCGCAACGCTGAACGCCGGCGAAGGCAAGTTCGTCGCCGGTCCCGAGGGCGTCTACGTCGGCCGCTTCGTGTGGCAGGACGGGCGCGTGCTGAACAACTACGGCGCTGGCGCGCCGAGCGGGTTCATCCATCGCGAGCAACAGGCGCTCATCGTCGACTGGCTGGCAGAGGCCTCGCTGAAGGTGCAGCCGGGTTATGGCGTGACCGCGTTCACTGCGGGCGGCTTCTGGGTACGCAACGACGGCGACGCGACGGCGACGCGCGACCAGGCGGCCTACGCGAACAACTCGAACGGCAAGATCCGGTTCGACGAGAACTGGGCAGCCGCGAGCGTGACTGGTCAGATCGACCCGAACGTTGTCACCGGCTCGATCGACGGCGACACGCTGACGGTTGCCGCAGTGACCTCGGGCGTCCTCGCAGTCGATCAGACGATCAGCGGGACCGGGATTGCCGATGGCACGACCATCATCGCACTCGGGACCGGTACCGGCGGCGCGGGCACCTACACGGTGGACACGCCGCAGGACGTTGCAGATACGCAGATCACCGCGTCCGGCGGCGTCCTGACGGTAACCGCCGTCGATTCGGGTGAACTGGCGGTCGGCGACACGCTGACCGGCGCCGGCGTGGCCGAGGGAACTGCAATCACGGCGCTGCTCACCGGTACCGGCGGCGACGGCACCTACGCGGTGAATATCGGGCAGACGGTTGCGGCGGGCGACCTGACCGTCGAAACGGGCACCGCGACGAAGTGGGTAGCAGCGTCGGACGGGGCACCTGGCGAGCTGGTGAAGATGACCACATGGGTCACCGGCTGATTCGGACACCATTGAAATAAGGACATCACACCATGCCGAAACTTGCATACGACATGTCGCCGGCCGACCAGCGCGCGGCGATCAACTTCCACCGCACCAATTGGCGCATCGACTTCCCGGGCGCCGAGCGGTTCTTCCGCCCCGAGTGGCGCGAGAACTACGAACTCGCGATGGACGCGGCACCGGAGGCCGTGCAGCAAAGTCTGGTGACGACGGAAAACGCCGGTATTCCCGCGTTCCTGTCGTTTTTCATGGACCCGGACATCCTGCGCGTGCTGACCGCACCGAACGAGGCGGCCGAGATCTTCGGCGAGAAGCAGAAGGGCGAATGGACCTCCACGAGCCTGATCTTCCCGGTGGTCGAGCGCACCTACGAGGTGTCCACCTACGGCGATTACAACAACAACGGCCGCGCGGGCATCAACACGAACTTTCCGGAGCGTCAGCCGTATCTGTACCAGACTATCTGCGAGTACGGTGACCTCGAAATCGACCGCGTGGGGCTGGCGAAAATCGGCTTCGTTGCCGAGCAGAAGGAAGCCGCGATCGACGGTCTGAACAAGTTCCAGAACCTGACGTACTTCCGCGGCGTCGCCGGCTTGCAGAATTACGGCGCGCTCAACGACCCGGCGATGTGGCCGGCGATCGCGCCTGCGCCGAAAGCTGCGGGCGGCACGCAATGGCTCAACGGCACTTCGTTCAACGCCACGCCGAACGAGATCTACAACGACATTGCCGCGCTCGCAATCCAGATCATTAACCAGTCGGCGGGCCGGGTTAACACGAAGTCGCGTTTCGTGCTCGGTATGTCGCCGAGCCGCGAAGGTGCGCTCACGGCAACGAACGGCTTCAACGTGAACGTGGCGGCGCTGCTCGAAAAGAACTTCCCGCGCATGGAGATTCGCAGCGCGGTGCAGTACGGCGCGCGCACCGCACAGAACCCGCAGGGTTCGGTTGCGGGCGAGATCATGCAGATGTTCTGTCCCGACGCGACCGGCCAGGACTCGGGCTTTTGCAGCTTCCCCATGAAATTGCGCGCAGGCCAGGTCGTGCGTGCGCTGTCGTCGTGGGCACAGAAGATGAGCCAGGGCAGCAGCGGCTTCATCCTGCGCCAGCCGTTTGCTATGGGAACGATGGTCGGACTCTGACCTGTTGCGAAACCGTAGTGATGAACGCCCGGCACGTCCGGGCGGTTTCTATTTGACGTGGAGAAATACGCATGGCAACTCAGGAATCGACTGCTGCCCTGAAGAAAAGCAACGACGTGGAAGCGAATGCAACCGTCATCGTTGCATCGAAGCTGCCGATGGACCTCATCGCACGACTTTACAATGCCGTCGAGCGCGCGGAGCCCGTCATGGGCGGAGGCGTTCGCAAGTTCAGGGTCTATGAGCCGCGCCCCGATACGAAGGCCTTTATCTTTCAAGGCAATTCGTTCCCGCAAAACAAAGGGGCTCACCAGCGCATCGTCGCCGGTTACGCGCTCACGCACGACATCCCGAAAGCGTTTTGGGACGAATGGCTGGCGCAGAACGAGAAGTCCGACTACATCACGAACGGCATGATCTTCGCGCATACGCAGGACGGAAGCACGGTCGCGCATGCGAAGGAGATGGAGGGCGAGAAGTCGAATCTCGAGCGTCTTGACCCGGACAATCTGCCGAAGGGTCTCAAGACGGATGACACGCGCCGCGCGAGTTGATCATGACTACCGCAGGGGTAGTGCACTTCTCGTACACGCGGTGGGCCGCGCGGTACCCGGAACTGGCGAAGTGGGTGTCGGCCGCAACCGCGCAGGAGTATTTCAACGAGGCGCAGCTCTACTGCGATAACACTCCGCGCAGCATTGTGCGCGATCTGAACGAGCGCGCGCTGTTGCTGAACATGGTGACGGCCCACATCGCGGCGCTGAACGCGCCGTTGAACGGCAATGCGCCGTCGCCGCTCGTCGGCCGCATCGGCAGCGCGACACAGGGCAGCGTATCTGTGCAAACGCAGCTAGACCTGCCCTCCGGCAGCGCGCAGTGGTATGCGCAGACGAAGTACGGCTTTGCGTTCTGGCAGGCGACGGCGAAGTATCGAATGATGACCTACTGGCCTGGTCCGACGCCGGTCGTCAATCCGTGGGGCCGCGACAGGTTCGGGAGGCGATGATGGCGGGCGTAATGAAGGGCGGCCGTGCGCTACAGGCGCATCTGCAACAGGCCGTCGAGAAGCTGCAAACGAAGACGCTGCGCGTCGGCTTTCTGGAGGGGGCGACCTATCCAGACGGAACGCCGGTCGCGCAAGTCGCGGCGCTCAACGAGTTCGGTCATACGGTGGCGGCAGACGAGGGCGAGTACTTCGTACTTCCGCGGCCGTTCTTCCGCAACATGATCCACGAGAACAAAGCCGGCTGGGGTGCAGCCCTGGGCGCGGTGCTGAAAAGCACCGGATACGACGTCGACAAGGCGCTCGCGACGATGGGCCTCGGCATGGAGGACCAGTTGCAGGAATCGATACGGCAACTGACGAGCCCGCCGCTGGCGGAGTCCACGATCGCACGGAAGGGCTTCGATAAACCCCTGATCGACAGTAGCCACATGATCAACAGCACCGGCTCAGACGTGGTTGAGGGGAGCGGCGAATGAATCTGCACGGAATAGTGTCGCCGATCATAGCGGCAGTGAATCCGATGACCGACGCGACGCTGCGTCGCAGTGCTGGCTACGACACCGGGCCCGACCTCCGGCAGGTGCCGAAATACGCCGACACCGGAGTGACCGCACAGGTGCAGGCGTTGACGGCGATGGAGTTGCAGCACATCGCGGGGCTCAACCTTCAGGGCGTGCTGCGCGCGGCCTACCTGTATGGCAACGTGCAGGGCGTCGTGCAGGGCGATAAGAAGGGTGGCGATCTGGTGCTGTTTGCCGACGACGACGGCGTGCGCGCCGATCTGCGCGGCACGACGTGGCTGGTCGTGCAGGTGCTGGAAACGTGGCCGGACTGGTGCAAGGTGGTTCTATGCCAGCAATAGCGCCGAGCATCACCGAAGACCAGATCGTCGTCGCGCTCGGCGCGTATTTGCATTCACTCGTGGACTGCGAGGTGGTGCGCGGGCAAGGCAATCGCGTGCCCTTGCCGGACGGCCCGTGCATCGTCGTGACGCCGCTGCGCCAGGATCCGCTGGCCACGAACGTCTCCACCTACGACCCGAATGCGCAAACGCGCACCGTGCGCCGCTCGACCGAATGGCGCGCGCAACTCGATTGCTACGGCGCGGGTTCATCCGAGCGCGCCGCCGTAATCACCACGCTCTTTCGTGACATCTATGCGTGCGAGTTCTTCGCAGACCAGCTCACGGGCGTGCAGCCGCTCTATGCAACCGCAGCCCGACAGGGCCCGATCGTTGGTGGCAGCAAGCAGTACGAGGACCGGTGGACGTTCGAAATCGTGATGCAGATCAATCCCGAGGTGACGCTGCAGCAGGACTTCGCCGTCGAGCTCGAAATCGGCACTGCCGGAAACCCAGTGACGGCCGAAACCACGACCGTCCAGGCGTGGAATGGCCTAATCGACGTCGACAAGTTCCTGCGGCAGTAGCCGCCGCGCACATCACGCACACAGGGCGCCTTCGGGCGCCCGCTTTTTTTGGAGCACCCATGCCCAAAGCCATTCCAATTTCGCAGATCGTCAGGATTCTGCCGGGCGTTCTGGCCGCCGCCGGGAGCGCCGTCTATCTGAACGGCTTCATCCTGTCGCAATCTGCGCGATTGCCGACCGGTCAGGCCGTTCCGTTCGCGGACGCCGACGACGTGGGCGCGTACACCGGCCCGCAGTCGATCGAAGCGCAGATGGCTACCATCTATTTCCGAGGCTTCCAGAATTGCACGAGGACGCCGGGACAACTCTATCTCGCGCAATACAACGAGGAACCCGTCTCCGCTTGGGTGCGCGGCGCGTCGCTCGCCGCGATGTCGCTCGACGAGCTCAAGCAGGTTAGCGGCCCGCTCGCCATCACGGTGAGTGGCGTCGATCATTCGGCGGAGATCGACCTGTCTGCCGTAACGAGCTTCTCGGACGCGGCGCAGACGCTTTCGACCGAACTTGGCCTGGCAGTCACCTTCGACTCGCTGTCGCAGGCGTTAGTCGTGACGGATGTGACAACCGGTGCCGCGTCCACCATTGCCGCCGCGACCGGCGCTGCCGCGACAGCGCTCGGCCTCGATGCTGCATCGGGCACGACGGTGTCCCAGGGCGCCGACGCTGCAGACCCTCAGACCTTCATGGCGAATCTGATCGCTAACGTCACGCAGAACTGGGCGCTGTTCGCAACCACATGGGAGCCCAAGACAGCGGACAAAATCGCGTTTTCGAAGTGGGCCAACAGCACGGATCAGCGCTTTGCGTACGTCGGCTTCGACTCGGACCCGCAGGCGAAGGTGGCCGGCTCGACGTCGACGTGGGGCTATGCCGTCAAGTACGCGAACATGGACGGCTCGGTGCCGCTTTGCGGCGACTACACCCACGCGGCTTTCGTACTGGGCTTCGCCGCGTCGCTCGACTTCGACCGCCTGAACGGGCGCACGACGCTGGCCTTCCGTATGCAGTCGGGACTGCTGCCTTCGGTCAAGAACGGGTCGGACGCGCTCGCGCTGAAGGCCAACGGTTACAACTTCTATGGCGCATACGCGAACGCGACCACGCAGTGGAATTTCGTGTACGGCGGCACGATCTCGGGTCAGTGGGCCTGGCTCGACAGCTTCCTGAATCAGATCTGGATGAACGCCAATCTCCAGCTTGCGATGGTGCAGTTGCTGATTGGCGTCGGCTCGCTGCCGTACAACACGCAGGGCTATTCGATGGTCGACGCGGCATGCATGGACCCCATTGCGAAGGCCGTCAACTACGGTGCGATCCGCACAGGTATCCCGCTCTCCGAATCCGAAAAAGCGCAGATCCAGAACATGCTCGGCTTCGACGCCTCAACGACCATCGAGGCGAAGGGCTTCTATCTGCACATCGCACCTGCGACCGCGGATATCCGCGCGCGGCGCGGCAGCCCGTCGATGACGCTTTTCTACACCGATGGCGAGAGCATTCAGGAACTCGATCTCGCCAGCATCTGCGTGGTCTGACGCTGACGGATCCATTTGACGTAGACGTGTGCGGGTATCTCCGCTCACACATCTGAAAGTCGCCTTCGGGCGGCTTTCGCTTTTCTGGAGTGCCTCGATGTCAACAATCACTTCGGCAAACTCGGCGTTCAGTCTTGCCGTGACGAACCTGTATCCCACGCCGCAGGCGATTCAAGGGTATGCGGCCGATGACGCGTTCAGTGCCGATGCCGTCGACGTGGCAGAGATTGTCATGGGCGTGGACGGCCATATGAGTGGTGGCTTTGTGTTCAACCCGACGAATCTGCGTGTCGCGATCATGCCCGATTCGCCGTCGCTCGAATTCTTCGAAAACTGGATGACCGCGCAGCGCACCGCGCGCGAGGTCTATTACTGCAACGGCTCGATTTCCATTCCGTCGATCGCGCGGAAGTATTCGTTGATGAATGGGATCTTGCGCTCCGGCTACAACATCGTGAATGCGAAACGGGTGCTGGAACACGTCATCTACACCATTGCGTTCGAGCGCTGCATCGGCGAGCGCTCTGCCGGAGGCACGACAGCATGAGAAAGACGCTGACGTACACCGTGCCGGCCGACGGTAGCCGCGACGCGGGGAAGATGTTCAAGCTCACGGAGATGTCGGCCGACTCCGCCGAAAAGTGGGCCATTCGCGCGCTGCTCGCGCTGGGGCGATCCGGCGTTGACTTGCCAGCGGGCATTGAGCGTGAGGGTATGGCGGCGATGGCGCGCATCGGACTGGAGGCGCTAATGCGCGTGGACTTCCACGACGCCGAACCGCTGCTCGACGAGATGATGGGGTGCGTGCAGATTTGCCCCAACGCGAACGATCCAGGCGTGGTCCGAAGTCTCGTCGCCGACGACATCGAGGAAGTCGCCACTCGCGTCAAATTGCGACGAGAGGTGTTCCGTCTGCACACGGGTTTTTAGCAGGCCGTCAGGTACTGGATTTCGGCATACCTGACGGCCCGAACGTGCCGTTGATGGCATACGCGAATGTCCCGCACTCCATTGGGTTTGTGATCAGCAGCAGGCTGTGCAGCCCGCACGAGTTGCAGACGATCTACGGCCTCGAAGACATGTGGGACATGATCGAGGTCCATTCCGTGAACATTCACAACCAGAACATGGTGGCTCGTGGCAACAATCATTGACAGCTTGGTCGTAATGCTCGGCTTGGACGTCTCTGGCTATCAGAAGGGGGTCAGCGAGACTGACCGCGCAGGCAAGCAACTTGCCACCGGACAGGAAGCGAACGCCAAGAAGGTTACCGACTCGGCGAAAAAGGCGAGCAACGAACAGATCGCTGCCGCGAAGAAGGCTCAGGAGCAAGCCGCAAAACTTGCGCAGGGCTACGTGAAGGTCCGCAACGAAATCCTGTCGATGGCCGGCGTTGCGGCGGGCGCAGCGGGTATCAAGAGCTTTTTCGCATCGGTTGTCGGCGGCCAGGCGCAGATCGGCGCGACGGCCCGTAACTTCAGCATGGCTGCACGCGAACTCGATGCGTGGCACAAGAGCGCGCAGGCGGCGCTAGGCGGGACGGCCGAAGGCTTCGACAGGTCCGTTCAGTCTATTCTCAGCGGCGTTGAAGCGCTGAAGGCAGGCGACGCGAACAATCCAGTCGTCGCGACGTTGCGCGCCATGAATGTTCAGCTCGTGGACTCGGCCGGCAAGATGCGGCCGATGAAGGACGTGCTGCTCGACCTCTCGGCCGCGTTTCAGAAGATGCCGAATCGCCAGGATCAGATGTTCTGGGCGAACAATCTTGGCATCGACGAGGGCACCTTGAACATGCTTCGCCAGGGGCGTGACGGGTTGCAGGGCGTCTATGAGGCCAACTTTCGCAATTCTAAGGTCACAGAAGAAAGCGTCCGCCAAGCAGAGGCGACGCGCCAGGCGTGGGCGGAACTAGGCAATACGTGGCAGGACGTCAAGAACACCCTGTTCACAGACCTTAATCCGGCCGTGAAAGGGCTGACGGAATTCCTGAAGGAGCTGAGTAAGGTGATGGAGGCGCACCCGAACGCTTCCGGGACAATATTTGGCGTTTTGCTCGCCGGGAGCACTCTGAGCGGGATCAAGATGCTGACCGGTGCGGTGGGCGGTCTGGCCGGTGCTCTTGGCGGCCTTGCGCGGTTCGGCGGTATTGCGGCTTCGGGCGTGGCGGGATGGAAGATCGGCGATGCGCTGCGAGACAAGCTCGACAAGTTCATTTCGGATCAGTCGGACGGGAAATATCGGTCGCTGTCGGACATTCTCACGAACACTGACCGCAGCAAACTCGACTCCGCTGGCGGCTTCACGCAGGAAGAACTGAATAGTGTGAAGGACCGGGGCGGCGTCAAGTTGACGGCAGACGCGCAGCAGCGCGTGGCGCAACTCGGCGATCAGTTGTCCGCGCCACTCAAGGAAGCGGCTCAACCGCTCAAGGACGCAGCAAGGCGACAGGACGCAGCATCGAACTTGCAACGCGAGGCATCGAGGGCGCTTCTCGGTGCGGCACGGGAAATCGCGACCGTTTTGTCGACAAACGCCCGCGCTGCCGAGCAGCCAGTCGGCAGTCCTCTGGCTGGAGTCAGCCGTAGGGTCCAGGATTGGGCCGCGAAGTTGAATTTCGCGGGACTCGAGAAGCAACATGGGTTGCCGCCGGGTCTGCTGTCGTCGATGGCCCAGCAAGAGTCCGGCGGCAACGCTGCGGCGGTGTCTAGAGCGGGCGCACGTGGGTTGTTTCAGTTTATGCCCGCGACGGCGCGCGAGTATGGTATCGACCCGATGGACCCGGTGCAGTCGGCCAGCGCGGCCGCGCGCAAGATGGCCGGATTGATGCGGCGCTATCGCGGCAACCTCTCGCTGTCACTCTCCGCATACAACTGGGGCGAAGGCAACGTGGACCGCAAGGGTATGGCGCGCGCGCCGGCCGAGACGGCGCAGTATGCCCCGGCGATCTTGGGACGCATGGGAGGCGGTCCGTCGATGGGCTCGATGCTGACCGCGGCGGGCAACGCCCAATATGGCGGCGGCGCCACGACAAACCATAACTCGTCCGAGGTGAGCATCGGATCCATTACGGTTGTCGCAAGCGATCCCAGCGACGGGGCCAAGGTAGGCGCCGATCTGCGCCGGGATATTCAGCAGAACGGGCTGATCGCGGCCAATTCTGCTTGGGGAATGGCGTAGCTACTTGAGTGGCCGATAGCGGCTGTCGGGGCGGTATGCGTCCGCAGGGTGCAGGCAGTCATCGAGCATGGCGGTCGCAATTGTGTTGGCGTCAAAGCGTGTGAACGTCGGATTGAAGTTGACCTGATTGACGATGTTTTTCAGGTCTTTTGTCGTCAGCCACGATTCCTTCGGGACCTGTGCCTTCATCTCAGCTTCGATGTTCGCGTGCTGGTCCTTCGGTGAATATCGGATATCGCGTAACGACGCGACGCGCCCGACGATCGCGGCGCGCTGTCGGCATTCCATGAAGCTGTTTCCCGCCGCCACGGCACCTTGTGCGCAGGCGGTAGCGACCGCGACAACGGCGAGTGCGCAAGCCAGTCTCATGCCCTTCTCCTTTTTGCAAACCGGTCATCGTACCGCAGCGCCTTGTGCACTAATCTCGAAAACACTTCGATCGACCAATGCCGCTCATTCCTTTTCCGAACGTCCCGCTGTTGCCAGGTGTGCCCGACTTGAACCGGCTGCCACTCGCCATTGGCGTGCGGACTGGCGTCACGCAGTTTTTGCAATCGATCGACTACTTCGGCCTCCTTCCCGGTGAGGCGCCGCTGTGGGTCGTTGTCGACCAACAAGGTGTTGTAAGAATCACGCCCGATTCAGTTGCAGATCTGAGCTACAGGGGCGAAAACAGGGTCGCGACGTATCCCGTCGAGGAGGGTGGTTTCGCTTCCTTTAACAAAACCGCGGTGCCGCAAGAATTGACATTGCGCCTCACTTGCGGCGGGAAGAACATGAGCCGCGAGCTGTTTCTTCAGGAACTGAAGTTTCTGCGAAGCTCGCTTGAACTGGTGACCGTCGTGACGCCAGACGAAACGCTCGACAGCTACAACATCGATCGCGTCGACTACAAGCGCACGAATACGAACGGCGTCAGTTTGATTATCGCGGAGGTGCATTTCGTCGAGGTGCGGGTTTCCGCCAGTGCAACGTATGCCAATACGGTCGAACCTTCTGGCAACGATCCGCAGAGCCGAGGTTGGGTTTGCACGGTCGATACCACCCTCGCGCCAACGAATCAGCAAACGCCGTTACAAGAGGCGGTCGCGAGCGTGCAGAGCGCCTTCAGTTCGGCGCAGCAGTCGGTATCAATCATCGAAAACACGATTAGGACGCAGATGACGCAGGTGAAGTCGGGGGTGCGTAGCACGCTCGAAACTGCCGGCGTCGGAACCTTCACCTGATATGCAAACAATTCCTCTCGGCGCTGTTCCGTCGCAAAGCCTGAGTGTCAAGCTCGCGCAGCAAAACTGCGGCATCCACGTGCACCAGAAGAGCACGGGCCTGTACCTCGACCTGTATGTGGGCAGTGAGCTGGTGATGGCCGGCGTGCTATGCCGCGACCGTGTGTATCTGGTCCGGCAGGCCTACCTCGGTTTCAGCGGGGATCTCGTTTTCGTCGATACGCAAGGCGAGGAGGACCCGGAGTACACCGCGCTCGGTACGCGCTGGCTCCTCCAGTACTTGGGAGAGTCGGCATGACCTTCGCGCAGCGACGCATCGACGTGCAGTTCGCCCTCGCAAAGACGACATTCCCGGGCGGCAGCAAAACGCTCGGCCTGTCAGGGCATCGGGTTCAGGCGATTATCTCGAACAATGGCGGCGGGATGGCGATCCCCTCGTTGAGCCTTCGCATCTACGGGATGAAGCTCGCCGACATGGGTGCGCTTGCGACTCGCGCGCTATCCGGTATCGCGGTGAACGGAGATCAGATCACGGTCAACGCCGGGAACGTCGGTGGTTTCACGAATACTGTTTTCGTTGGGACGGTCTGGTCGGCAGTGACCGATTTCAGTGGAAGCCCCGAGGTGTCGTTTCTCGTGAACGCGCAGGCGGGGTTCCTTCAACGCATTCAGGCAGCACCAGCAAACACGTACCCAGGGACGCAGGATGTCGCGAGCATCATCGGAGGACTCGCGAAGCAGGCTGGTTTCGGGTTTGAGCCCCATAACGTGACGGCTCGGCTATCAGGTCAATATTTGCACGGCAGCGTGCTTGACCAGATCGAGCGCGTAGCAACGGCTTCACAGACCATCGCAATGCTCGACCAGCAGGTGCTTCACATCTGGCCGAACGGGGCAACACCGAATTTCAACCGGACGGTGTCAATTTCAGCAGACACAGGAATGATCGGATACCCAACTTTCACCCCGACAGGAATCGAGGTCGCGTGCGAGTGGCGCCCTGAGTTGATGTTCGGCCAAAAGGTGAATGTTCAGTCGATGGTGCCAATGGCTTCCGGTGATTGGGTCGTTCAGCGGTCCGATCACAACCTGTCCACGATTACGCCGGATGGTCCATGGTTCAGCCATCTAAATCTATGTCCAGAGGGTTTTCTCAGTGTCAGACAGAACTAACGCAGCGATCTCCGGCATTACGCCGAATTCGCTATCCGGCGAATATGAACGGCAGCGCCAGGTCGTCGAGCAGCTACTCTCGAGAGTCCGCACCGCGTATCTAGGCAAGGTGGTTGCGGTAAGCCAAAACGGAACGGTCGAGGGCATCGGCACGCTTGATGTGCAACCGTGCGTGTCGCAACTCGACGGGACGGGTACGGTGGTAGAGCACGGGATCGTGCACACCGTCCCATATCTCCGCATTCAGGGCGGCTCGAACGCGGTGATCCTCGATCCGCAGCCCGGCGATATCGGACTGGTCGTTGTGTGCGATCGAGATACCTCCTCCGCGCGCGCGAACCGCGACGTATCAGCGCCGGGCAGTCTGCGCAAGTTCGACATGTCGGACTCGGTGTACGTGGCGACGGTGCTGTCCGGTCCTCCCAGCCAATACGTGCTTATCGGGCCCAACGGCATCGACATCGTGTCGCCCGTGCGGATCCGCATGTTGGCGCCGACGATCATCATGCAGGCCGACGACCAGATCGGATTACAGGCCGGCGCATCCGTTGATACCGCGGCTCCAGTGATCGGTCTCGATGGAGCGATGACCCAAGGCGACGGCGGCTTTGGTGGGGGCGCGCATATCAGGAGCACGTTGACTGCCGATCAAGATGTGGTCGGTGGTGGCAAGAGCCTCCACGACCACACGCACCGCGATTCGGAGGGTGGCACGACAAGCCCGCCGCTGTAGCGCGCGACCCGTTCCAGCAACAGGCGAGAGCCCCAGACCGAGTAACCGGCTGGAGCTCTCTGCATTTCTACCTTCTTCCATGACAAAGACGCTTCTGCTCGACCAGACGGCGTGGGACCTTGTGCTCGACGCTGCGGGAAACATCGCCGTCGCGACTGAGCCATACCAGATCGCGCAGGACGTAGCCAGCGCGGTTCGCACGTTCCTCGGCGAGTGCTGGTACGACACCACACTCGGCTTGCCTTACTGGCAAAACATCCTCGGCCAGTTTCCCCCGGCCTCGTTCGTCAAATCGGAAATCGTGAAGGCAGCCAAGACGGTACCGAACGTGGCAAGCGCCACGGTGCTCAGCCTCGCGCTCGATAACCGCAAGCTCACCGGCCAGATCGCGGTGACCGATACGGACGGCAATACGCAGACGGTGAATTTCTGATGGCGAAGACGAACGTTCCAGCGATCCGGTGGACGGATCAGGGGCCGGTCGCGCCCGCCGAATCGGACATTCTCAGTGGGCAGCAGGCGGACATCAACGCCGCGTTTGGGGGCGGCGTCAATCCGCAACTGACGAGCCCGCAGGGGCAGCTCTCGCAGTCGCTTACGGCGATCGTTGGCGCGAAGAACGACGACATTCTGGAGGTCTCCAACCAGGTCGATCCTGACAGGGCGACTGGCCGCTGGCAGGACGCCGTCGGCCGCATCTACTTTCTGGACCGGATGGCAGCGACGGGGACTGTCGTTACAGGTCGATGCTATGGGCTTGTAGGGTCACCCATTCCGGCGGGCTCTGTCGCGCGCGATGTCAACGGCTATTTGTACAGTTCGCAGAGCGCGGCGACGATTGGAGGTTCTGGGTATGTCGACGTGCAGTTTCAATGCCAGACAACCGGTCCGATCGCATGCCCAATTGGGGCGTTGTCGAGGATTTTTACGGCCGCGCAGGGCTGGGATCGGGTGACGAACCTGACAGCAGGATTCCCCGGGCAGAACGTGGAGAGCCGCGCCGCATTCGAAGCGCGGCGACGCCTTTCTGTCGCGGCGAATTCGGTCAACATGGTGCAATCGGTGTACGCGAGGGTGCTGTCGGTGCCGAACGTCCTCGACGCCTGCGTACTCGACAACCCGAAAGGCAAGGTGGTGATTTTCGGGGCGACGAACTATCCGTTGCTCGCGCATTCCCTGTTTGTATCGGTCGTCGGTGGCGAGCCATCGGCGATCGCGCAGGCGATCTGGAACAAGAAGGCACCTGGTTGCGACTACAACGGAGATACCTCGTACATCGTATTTGACACCAGCTACGAACAGCCGCAGCCCCAATATGAAATTCTGTGGGTGACTGCGGCGCCAGTCCAGTGCTACTTCATGGTTCAGATTCAGGCCAATGACCTGTTGCCGTCAAACATCGGTGAGCTGATCCAGCAGGCCATCCTTGCGGCGTTCAACGGCGACGACGGTCGCGCGAGGGCGCGCATCGGCTCCACGACGTACGCGGGTCGGTATTACGCCGGCGTGGCTGAGACAGATGAGAACGTGAACATCTTCTCCATTTCGCTCGGCTTCGATCCGATGAACGTCAATCAGACATCGCTGTCGTTCGGCATCGACCAGTATCCAACGCTCGATCCGTCCAACATTGCTGTGGTGCAGGTGTAGCTATGAGAAACGTCGAAGCTACGCTGCTGGCGCAGTACGCAAATAGTTTGACCATCACCGGGTTGATCGATTACCTGAACCAGTGCATCGATCCCGGAGCGGACCTCGAGAATTTTTTCAACACGATCTGGAATGTCGAGACGGCCAATATCCACGGTCTCGAGATCTGGGGGAAGATCGTCAACGTTTCGCGCATGGTGCAGGCCGCACTACCGCCCGCACAGTTTGGGTTTGCCGAAGCATTTGACGCATCCCGTCCGACGACAGGCGTGCAGCCGTTCAACTACGGTGTGTTCAACGACGGTTCCCCACCGGTCGTTAGAAACGTCGAGGTCGATCCGGAGACCTATCGCACGCTGATCATGACCAAGGCGATGGCGAACATCACAGACTGTTCGTGCGCGTCGCTGAACAAGCTGCTCGGCTACCTGTTCGCCGGGCGGGGCCGCTGCTATGTCCTCGACACTGGTCGAATGACCATGCAGTACGTCTTCGAGTTCGAGCTGTCGGTTCTGGAGGTTGCGATCCTGACGCAATCCGGCGTGCTTCCGCGGCCGACAGGTGTGTTGTGCAACATCGTCGAAGCCTCTGACGATGTATTTGGCTTTTCGAACGAGGCCAACGACTTCCAGCCATTTAACCAAGGCGTGTTTTCCAGCGGTGTCCTGAATGCAAGCTAACCAGAAACCCTCTCTTGTCACGCTGCCGTTTGCGGCAAATGGGCTTAGAAACACGATCCCGGAGGAATCGCAGGCCGCTGAGACCCCCGGCGCGGCATCGCTGAACGATGGTTTCCCATCTACCACGATGCAGCCCAAGACGCAGGGAGGCATTCCGCCTGACGGCAAGGACTTCAACGGTATCCTGTTCCTGCTGTCTGCCATTGCGCGATGGGTGCAGGCAGGCGGTTCATTTACGTACGACCGAGAGTTCGCGATCAACCCGAATGTTGGTGGCTATCCAAAGTCAGCAGTGCTGTTGCGTGCGGACGGCGAGGGTTTCTGGTTCAACCTCGCGGACAACAACCCGACCGACCCCGATGCTACCGACGGCAGCGCGCGCAACTGGCTTTCGCTGAACCCCGACTGGCGCGCAGACAGCGGGCCCGGGATGATCCTCAACAAGCCCGCCTTCCAGGCCCCTCTCGGATTCACACCCGTCGAGCAGGGTGGGGGCGCCGGTCAGGCGGACAACAAGGTTCATGTCGGCTGGCGCGCGAATGGCGCTGGCCTTTCCGCCACTGTTGACTCAACCGACCTTGGCAATTTCGTCTTCGAAGAAGAACTGAATGCCAACGTCCGGAACCTCCAGAACAACATAAACGGCGTCCACGATGATCTTCAGAGCCAAGTCAACGGCAAGCAGCCAGCTGGGAACTACCTGACTTATGACGTCGGCTTTGCGACAGTCGGCTCATTCTGCGTCGGTTCCAATAGCGCAGCCAGTAGCCTTGGTTCAACTGTCTCCGGCCTTATCGCCTATGGCGCCGCCGGTAACACTGCCCTTCCGGGCACATGGCGGACTCTCGCGCTCACGAATCCCTACGAGGCCTTCGGGAGCAATTCAATCCAGCTGTTTCTCGCTCAACGGATTGCATGATGCACTACACAAGCATTACAGAGCCGGTCTTCGCCAGTGCAGACGGAAAAACGATTCATTGCGTGGTTCAGTTTGCAGAATTTGCGACGCCACTTCCTTTCCTCGCGGCGGAAGCTGATCCGGTCGACCACGGACGCCAGATCTACGCCGATCTTGTCGCAGGCAAATACGGAGACATCGGTGCGTATGTCGAGCCTTCGCTGACTCCTGGCCAGCAATATGCGGCGGCGATAGCGCAGGGCATCGAGGTCGCTTGCGTGGCGACCCCCGCGCTGAATGGGACGTACGGCGTGTCGGAGAGCGAGGTGTCCACCATGAGCGCCGAAGCGCAGTTCGTCGCTCTATATCAGGAGTTCACGAACGGTCAAACGACGTTGCCGTGGACCGATACGAGCGACAAGCCGCATGTGTTTCCTGATACGGCCACGTTCATGGCATTCGCTAAAGCCGCCGCGAAGTATGTGTCGGCATGCAAGCAGGCGCTCGCGCAATTGCAGGCGGGCAACGCCGCAACGTTTCCTTCGAACGTAGTCAGTCTCTAAAGGCAACGCCACATGGAAGCGAAACAATTTCCGACGCTTATGCCTGTGCCATTTGCACAGCATGGCCAGCGCAACGATATCCCGCAACAATCGCAGATCGGTACGACGAAGGGCGCTGCGTCCCTGGTTGACGGCTTTCCGCCGCTTACGATGACCGACCCGCTGAAAGGCGGCATCCCACCGTTTGGGAAGGACGTAAATGGAATTCTCTATCTGCTGGCGCTCACGGCTCGGTGGGCGCAGTTGGGCGGGTCTTTCACATATAACGGTTCATTCGCAAACGACCCAAACGTAGGCGGCTACCCGCAGGGCGCGGTGCTGTTGCGCGCGGACCTGTCGGGCTTCTGGTTCAACCTCGCAGACAACAACACGACGGACCCGGACGCAGCCGACGGCAGCGCGCGCAACTGGCTTTCGCTGAACCCCGACTGGGACGCGCAAAGCGGGCCCGGCCAGATTCTCAATCGCCCGAATCTTGCGAAGGTCGCAACGAGCGGAAGCTTCGACGACCTGGAGGACCAGCCGGATATTCCGGCAGCGCAGGTGAACGCGGACTGGGGTGCGGAAGACGGCATCGCAAAGATCCTCAACAAGCCACGGCTCGCGAAGGTTGCGACATCGGGCGAATTCGGCGACCTTGAAGGGCTGCCAGAAACCGTCGTTGTCAATCTCAATCCAGGTGCGTCCGTCACGCTTGACCTGACACCGATAGCAGACGGCAACCCTGAGATCCTGTTTAATCTTACAGTCGCTGTTGGCGCAACAACAACGATCTCGCTCGCGAATCCGCCCGCCGCTGGTGTGCTCGCGGCGTTCCTGCTCGTCGTGAATAACAGCTTAGGCTCAGCGATTGTCTGGCCATCGAATATCAATTGGCCGCAAGGCATTGCACCATCGCTGACGGGTACCGCTGGAAAGTTCGATACCTTCGTGATTTTCACGCAGGACGGTGGTGTGACCTACTCTGGATTCGTTGCGGGGCAAAACCAATGAGTCGGTTATCACGGCGATTGCTGATGGCTACAACGGTGCCTTATACGGGGATACTGGATTTGCTAGGGGCACGGCCAGCCGGAGCATGGAGCATGCGGCGGCTAACGGGACGATATTTCGGGCCTTGCATTCGCGTGCGGCGCGACAGCGACAATGCCACCACCGATATTGGCTTCACGGTTAGCGGAGATTTGAACGTCGCAGGGTTGCTGGCATTTACTGGCGGCGCGTCTGGATTTGTCGCGACCTGGTATGACCAGATGGATGCAGCGCCGCTGATGCGAGACATTCCCGAGGCGCAACCGCAGATAGTCCGTTCGGGTGTTTTGCTCACGATGCCGACGTCCAGGAACCGGCCTGTCATTTCCACCAATGGGGGAATCGACAGCGCTGGTGGGCAGGACATGGCCACGGCTACGCCCGCGGCATCGCTGACTTTCGAGCAGCCGTTTGCCCGGTCGTCCGTCGTAACGTTTGAGGAACCCGTGGGCAGCGAATTCTTCCCAATCCTGCTGGAGAGCAACAACTCGCCTGTTGAACTTTACGAAACAGCGACAGGGGCGTATGCGATGTATGCATATGATGTAGACCGCTTCAGCGCAATCATCGGCATCACGCCGGGCAGATCCGGAGTGATCCTCGAGTATTACAACCGCACTGACAGCTGGTGCCTCTTCAACGGTGTCAAGCGGCAAGGCAGCGTGGGGGCCGGTGGCCTCGGCTCGAACTTCCTTGGCATCGGTGGGTACGGCTGGTTGTCGGGAGTTCGGAACATCGCTGCGTTATACGGAGAAGTTAGCGTGTTCCCGGAGGGGCTGTCAGAAGCCGATCAAAATCTGCTAACAGCGGATCAGAAAACGTATTGGGGTACCTAATAAGGGAAGGTCATGCGCTACGCAATTCAGAAGCAGGACGGCTCATTCGAGGTCGATTTCATCGGACACCTGTTCCCGAACGTGAGTCATGCCGGTGGTGTGCCTTCGGCTGCCTGGCTGACAGCTAACAACGTGTACCCGGTCGCGGACAGCGTTGTGTCAGATGCCTTTACAAAACAGGTCACCGTCGAGCCATATTTGTCCAATGGAGTGGTGTACACGGGCACTTCGCAGGCTGTGTCGCTTGATGATGCTCGATCGATCCAAAGCGCCATGATCAACAGCGCCTGCAATCAGGATCTTGCAAAGATTTCGGCGGCATATCCGACGCTAGAGGTGGAGACTTGGCCTCAGCAATTCGCGGAGGCGCGGGCCTATGCAGATGACCGTTCGGTCGCCGTGCCTCTATTGACCGCGATCGCGTCGGCTTCGGGGCAGACGGTGGTCGACCTCGCTGCCAAGGTTCTGCAGAAGTCGCAGGTCCATCAGGCTGCGGTGGGGGCGGTGGTCGGCAAGCGCATCGCGCTCACGGCGCAGATCGACTCGGCTACCGACGTTGACTCAATCAAGAACATCACGTGGTAAACAGAAACCTGCAACTAGTGTTCTAAATAGCGCATACGACCGCCTTCGAGCGGGAGCTACCGGCAATTTCACGGTCTACGGCTCGAGCAACTCTCTTCTTCATCGACGAGGGCGACGATCAGCGCAGGGACGGGCCGCGCAAACGCTTCTCTTAACTACACTAAGGATTCCCGTATGGATAATACGAAGAAGGCGATAGATCATTACCCGCACAGTGCGACGGGTCTCGATAGCCTGCTTGATTTGTGGATAGTAGTCCCGGATGACGATAACGATATGCCCTTCGTTTCGCGTGCCCTATGCGTGACCAAAGCGGGAGACTTTCATGTGATCACCGCTCGCGGAACAGAGATCGTTGTGCCGCTCGAGGCTGGGTGGCATCCCCTGCGGATCAGGCGCATTTACGCATCGGGCACGACGGGCGAATGTGTCGCCGGAGATTAACCCATGATCGGAGCAAACATGATACTTCCGCCGCGCTGCATGGCGTCCTTTGCTCGCGCGGCCGCGCCGATACCACCGCAGCCACCAGACCCCGATGCGCCGACCCTCGATCTGAATTTTCTTGCCGATCCCGCCATCCCGGACGACTGGACGTTTACGCGCGCATCGACTGCAACGTATTTCGGAGTGGACCGCTGGGAAAAGACGGCGGCCAGCAATATTGCCCGCTTCGATCACTATCCACATTCGGGCGAGTTACGCGGACTTCTCCTCGAGGAATCCCACACCAACCTGCTGCACAATTCGGATGCCGCGGAGTTGTGGACGCCGCTGAACGTCGAAGTGATGACCGATGGAACGGTCGGCCCGGATGGGGCGAATCTTGCGCGGCGTATTGTTGAGACGGCAGGCGGGGATGATGCTTCCCACTCTGTGTATCAGTACCTCTCCGTGTCGACATCAGCCTACCGCGACTTTACCTGGTCGAGCCGTCTATGCCCGGGAGAGCGTACCGAGGCGTATGTTGAGATGCGCAGCGGGGATAGCTACTGCGGTGCTTCATTCGACCTTGTCAGTGGAGCCGTACTTACGGAAGGTGTCGGCGGACCGAACTGGATCTTGATTGGCGCGCGATGTATTCCCCTGCGTGATGGATGGATGGAATTGCGTGTAACCGGAACAGTCACGATCGCGGGCACGATCACGATCAGAGGGGTAGTCTATCTGCAGAACGGCGACTCGATCACTTATCCGGGTGATGGGGTATCCGGGTTGTATCACGGAGGCTCGCGACTTGAGCAGGCCGGATTTGCGACGAGCCATATTCCGACGACTTCAGCGGCCGCGACGCGCGCCCTCGACCGGCTGACCACAAGCAACCTGGACTTTTTCAAACCCGGCGACGGCACGCTGCTCATCGATGCCGTGATCGTTGGTGTCGCGACCGCGAGCAGTGCGTGCCTGATCTCGCTGGACGATGGCACCAACATCGGAGTCAGCATCTACAAGGCAGTCGGTACCGGGGCGATGTGGTCGTATATCGGCAACAACGCGACATCGCTCGGCGTAACCGCGGGTGAGGGCGACAGGGTTCGGGTTGCGATCGCATGGTCCGGAGACTGGAGTGTTGCGTCGACCTCGATCAACGGCGGGGCATCGATTGCCATGCGCCCGGTTCCAGTGACGATCACACAGATGTCGATCGGTTCAAGGCGCGGCACGTCTATCTCGAGTATCTGGGCACGTGAGGCTAAGTACTGGCCGCGCCGGTTCGACGACGCAACACTCTCCGACTTAACGAGGCTGACATGACCTTCCATGATTACTACCTGCGCGCGCCGAATGCTGACGAACTGCGCAAGGCTTTGCTTGCGGCGCAGTTGATCGAGCCGCTTGGGGGCGGTGAGTACGTATCGTGCGACGGTATGCAACTGGACATGATTGGCGAGCTCGTCCTTTTCAAGGATAGGGGAGATGTGGCCACCACGTTACCGGGTTGGCACGCGAACCTGCGCATGAGCCGGCCGCTATCCGACGGTGAGCGCGCTCGGCTCGCCGAGTTTGTGATCGATCCACCGAAAGCGCCATTGCGCGTGTGGGCATAGAGCCCGCGTTCTTTCAACCGCCTTCGGGCGGTTTTTTCGCTTACGGAAGGCGCGCTCGTCGAACGTTACCTGAGCAATGGGCTATCGGTTGGTCTTCCTGTGTGCGCCCGTGCGTCGGGGGCCGACGAAATCAGCCTCGACGCGGCGCGCTTTCGTCGTTTCAGCCGGGTGCTCACGCAGGGCTTGTTTGACGGAGGCCTCGACCTGTTCGCCGATTTTCTTGATTAACCCGGTGGGCAGCGTCAGAGCGCTGCCTCGATTGACGTCGTCCGTTAACTCAAACGACTCTTGAAGCCGAGCAACGATCTCCGCGTTCATTGACCGCCCGCTCGCCTTCGCAGCGGCAGCGATCTTGTCGCGCATGCCGTCGGGAAGGCGAACGATGAATCGTTCCTGGGTCTCGCTGGGATAGGGTTTTTTGTCCATGGCGGGATCATAGTGCCGACTCGGAATATTTTCGATGATGCCGACTTGACATGATTCCGAGTTGGAACTACATTTCCTTTATGCCAACTTGGCATCAACTTGGAGGAGGACTCGGGATGCGAAACACTGAAGGTCAGGTTTTTGCCTTCGGACCAGATTTTTTCGATATCTTCCGCGGGCCAATTTTGGCGGATTCGCTGTCGTCAAGGCGCCGCAGTTCCTCCGCGTAGTAATTCGCCAAATCGTGAGACGCCTGTGCACGTTTCGAGCTACTCGCGAGGTCGGGCGTGATCACTGATGTGTGCATCGAGATGACGTCGACGTTCAGGCCTTTACGGATCGCCCGGAGGTGTTCCGTGATTTCGTCCCAAGAAATTGGATAGCCGCGCGAATCCAGTACAACGCTGACCCCTGGGAAATCGGGTCTATACGGATCGAGAGGTTCCGTCTCCGCTTCGTTAGTGAGCGACTGTGCGAGGCGAGAAGTTATCTCTGCGTTCATTGAACGATTGTTCGCTTTTGCGGCAGCCGCTATCTGGTCGCGCATGCCGTCGGGGAAGCGAACGACGAACTGGTCTGCAGTTCGGCTGGGTGGCTTGGTGTCTTTGCTCATGCCCGCGAAGATACTAGCCATTTGATATTTTCTCTATGATACGTACTTGATATCATATCAATTGGATACTATGATGATGGTTCCAATCAATGAAGGAGGACTTGGGATGCGAAACACTGAAGTCGCGGGGTTTCAGCTTCGGCTCAATCGAGCCGTGAAGGAGCGGTTGACGAACGAAGCGCAGCGGAATTTCCGCTCGTTGAACAATGAGATCAACGTCAGGCTGATTGCGAGCCTGGAAAAAGAAAACGCCCGACCGGTTGCAGCCGGTCAGGCGTCAGATGCAGTGAACCCTTGACAAAGGAACAATGCTTAATGCAAACGAAGAATATCACACTCGTCGGCCAGGCCGGTTTTGCCAACGTCATCGCACTGCCCACGGCCGCGCGCGAACCCGTCCGCCAATCGTGGCGCGGGCGCTACCCCAAAACCGTTTCGCGCTTCATAGAAGCGCGCCTGCGCCGGTGCGAGCGCGAGCGGCTTGAGGCGCAGGAAACAGAGCCGGGCGAGTTCATCCTTTCGCGCCACCGCAACGGTCGCCTCGAAGCGGGCATCTACGGCAGCTTTTCCGTTTCGAAAGAGGTATTGCGCAGGGCGCTCAATGCGGCGCTGCAAAGCCTCGATAACGGCGAGTGGGATGCTCGTGTCGCCGATTACAACCAGGGCGTGCAATGAACGAACTTATCACGGTGGTGAGCCGCACGATCGGCGACGAGCATGTGCAGACGGTCAATGCGCGTGATCTGCATTCGTTCCTCGAGGTATCGAAGGACTTCAGCGATTGGATCAAGGTGCAGCTTGGCGAGATGTTCGCGCAAGGTATTGATTTTGAAGTATTCCCCCTGAAAGGGGAAAACTCCACGCGTCCTCGCATCGAGTACGCGTTGACGCTGGAGTGCGCCAAGCACGTTGCCATGATGTCGCGCTGCGCGAAGGGCAAGCAGGTTCGCGACTATTTCATCGAGTGCGAGCGCCGCGCGAAGGCGGTTGATCCCATGCAGATGCTGGGCGACCCGGCGGCAATGCGCGGCTTGCTGCTGACCTATACCGAGAAGGTGCTCGTACTGGAGAGCAAGGTCGCTGAGCAGGCGCCGAAGGTCGAGGCGCTGGAGCGTATCGCGACGGCGAACGGTTCGCTGTGCGTTACCGACGCGGCAAAGGCACTTCAGGAGTCGCCGAAGCGGTTCTTCGCATGGCTGCAGCAGATTCACTGGATATACCGCCGGGCAGGTACTTCATCGTGGCTCGGCTATCAGGAGAAGGTACAGGCCGGATTTCTTGAGCACAAGGTAACCGAAGTATCGCGCTCAGATGGTTCCGAGAAGCTGGTCGAGCAGGTGCGCGTAACGCCGAAGGGTTTGACTCGGTTGGCGCACATACTGGCAAGTAATTGACGCAGTAAATCAATCACCACACCCGCTTCGGCGGGTTTTTTCGTTTACGGCCGCCGCGTGCGGCCGTTTCTATTTGCGGAGAACAGCAGTGTCACTAGACGAAGTTATCAGGAGCGCCGTTGCGCCCGCCCTTGCCATCCTGCCGTCTGCGATGGACTCGCAGCCCGCTCGCGTCATGCTGACGGCAATCGGGCTGCAGGAGAGCCATTTCACGGCCCGGCGGCAGATGAACGGTGGTCCAGCCCGCGGCCTGTGGCAGTTCGAGCAGGGCACGGCGAAGTCGCGCGGCGGCGTGTGGGGCGTCTACCTGCACGATGCGAGCCGCTACTGGCTGAACGTGCTGTGCGAGGCACGTCATGTCGCGTTCGATCCGGTCGCGATCTACGGGGCGCTCGAGCACGACGATGTGCTTGCCGCTGGTGTCGCGCGGCTGCTCCTCTTCACGGACCCGTCGAAGCTGCCGGCGGCCGATGATACGGCTGGCGCGTGGGCGCTCTACCTGCGGACGTGGCGGCCCGGCAAGCCACGGCCGGAGTCGTGGCCAGATTTCCATCGGCAGGCTGTCGACGCCGGGGTTGCATATCGGAATGCAGAGGAGGCTTGATGCAACTGAACGAACACGAAAAGGAGCTCTTGACGCTGTTCGGTGTGGGGGCGGTGATCGGTTTCGCCAAGTGGCTGTTGAGCGGCGAACGCTTCGAGGTGCGGGTTGTGGCCGGGCGGATCATTATCGGTGCGGGCCTGTCCATGAGCGCCGGGGCCACGCTGACTGTCTTTCCGGATCTTCCGGCGACGGGCCTGGTCGGCATCGCTTCGGCGCTAGGCATTTGCGGGCAAGTAGTGCTTGAGGCCGTTGTGCACAAGTACATCGGCAAGCTTCCGGACGATCGGGGCGAGGGGGACAGTTGAACTGGAAAGCACTTATCGCGGCCTTTGTGCTCGGCTGCTGTGTCGCCGGCATGGTGCAGCAATGGCGGCTCGGCGCGCAGATCGCCAGCGCTGGGACTGATCTTGCGAACGCTCGGCAGCAACACGAGGCCGAACTGAGAGCGATCTCCGATATGGCCGCCTCGGCGGCCGACGCCGCGCTCGCAGAAACCGTGCGCGCGGCGTCGGCTGTCGCCGCAGTCGAACAAACCTACCGAACGGAACAAACCAATGCTCAAAAGACGATTGATACTCTTCGCGCCGATGTGCGTGCTGGCGATGTCCGGCTGCGCGTCGCAACTGCCAGTTGCACCGCTTCAGCCGGTGGCGGTGGCATGCCCGGTGCTGGCGCCGCCGCCGGCGGAACTGATGGAACCGGAACAGCCGAACTTGACGGACCGACTGCTGACGCGCTTCTCGGCATCACCAGCGACGGCGACCGCGCAATCCGGAAGCTGACCGCAATGCAGGATTACGCGCGTGAAGCACTGCGCGTGTGTGGGGTCCGTTAGCGACGTCTAGTGCAGGCGCTCTATCCTCATTTCTGGGATCGATGGCCAAGGAAGTGGCCGATGCCGGCCATGAACGGTCCTTGGCCGTTGGCGTACTTCGGGCAGTGGGGCGTCGGCTTCGTGCAGTTACCGGCCGTTCACGGACCAACGCGTCGCGTCATGCGCCATAGCCGCCGGTCGCAAATACAAGGCTACCCAAGGTCGAGTGAGATCATTCCGATTGGCCGCCGGCGTACTTTAGCTACACCAACCGCCATCGCTCGCCGCTTCGCCTGCTCTCGATCTTCATCAACTTTGAACCGTGATCCGGTCACATCGACACGGCCGACCTCCGCGGAGCTGGGCGAGACGAACGGCAGTGCGCGTCCACCGAACGCGACTGCCCTACGAGCTTTCCTGATATCCTTGCGTAAACAACGTACTGGCACGCTAAGCGAACCCTAATGGGAACCATTTATAAGAATCCCTCCCTTGTGGAGGTGATATGCGAACTCCACTGGGAACTGACCGCGGTTGCAATGCCTGCTGTTGGCGGAATTGATCCGTTCTTCGATGTGGTACGCGCCGACCTTGCACCACGATTGATCGCGGCAGGATTTCCGCAATCCCAAGAGCTCGCACCACCACAAGTGCCACGTCAATTTCTGGCCTGGCAACCTGTCGTCAGGTTCGCACCAACCGCCGATACTTGGCCGAAGGTGCAGCTCGGGCCTGGTCTATTCACGGTGAACATGGCCGGTCAACCCTACACCGGGTGGCCCGACTTTCAGCCCGCCGTGGCCTCGGCTGTCAGTGCACTCTTGGAGTCATTTCCTACACCAAACCGATTTCTTAGGCTGAAATCGCTTCAGCTGAAATATATCAATGCGTTTACTGACAAGCACGACTTCCAAACGTATGCGCAATTTACGTCGAAGTATTTGGGATTGAAATCCGTTCTGCCCGATCGCTTTATTGAAAGCATCGGAGCCGCCGCAGATGTTATCGCCACTAATTTTCAAACGCGGCTACCCGTGGCGGAACCCCGAGACTCACATGTTGTAGTTCAAGTGGCAGAAGCACAGATCAACCAGACTCCTGGCTGCGTACTCCAACTGTCTATTGAGAAAAACGGCGTAACAGAACACGGCCACATAATGCAGTGGTTCGAAGATGCGCATTCTTTGGCGCGCAAGACATTCCTTTCACTTGGCAAAGCAGAGCTGATCGATCTAATGCAACCTGAGGAAAGAAAATGACACCAATCGCTTACCGGAATTCTTTTCCACTGACTAGCGTCATTTCGGCTCTCTCGCCGGATTTGGGCAAAGCGGAACAATTTGAATTTCCCGTTCAGATTGGTCAACTAGTACCATTTGACTTGAAGTGGTCATTTGGTACCGATCTACACGGCTCGATTTTTTCCATTGTGAAACCTAATGCTGCTGGAGCCGCCGACGTCGCCGAAATTGTCATTGAAACACGGCCTACCGATAGAGCCCGAGAAAAACTCCTGCTTGAACGGTCCATTATCCGCTTCCTAAGTCTAGAAGGACTTGAGGATGAGGAAGCCGAAAAACAGTTGTTTGCCGCTGTGCCCGAGGCACTTGTATTTATCAGCGAGCTCCCCCCCGAGATTCCATTGCCGCAGCCAAGCATAGCGTTTGATGGGATGGTAACGCTTGAGTGGCGAGACGGCACGAAGAAAGCAACCGCAATGTTTGAGGGTGACAACGATTACGGTTATACATATTTTCGGAACGGGTCCTTCGTACCGGGACAAAATACGGCTATTGCGGGAGGTGGGATTCCCCAGGATTTGAAAGATTATCTTGGTGCGTGAGTCGTTAAACGATGACGGACGCAAACAACAATCAAAAACCGGATTATCCAACGGTATCACTAGGGGAAGTGAGGGGAGGGGAAGAAATCCTGCTTGCCGTGGTTGAGCCGATGAATTGGGAAAACGGTAAGTACAGCATCAAAGGGTTTCAGAAGAAGCACCTGATTGCGTGCGAACAGTCGGTATCGCGACAATGCTATTCGTCGCCCCGTCGCCTTAACTTCTTTGTATTCGACATACTGCTTGGAAAAGCGGGCCGGATTGCTGTTGGGGTTCAAAGCTTTAATGCCAACGCTCTTCAGAATATCAGGTCCGACGACGGCACAAATCAGTTTATAATAAACGATGCGCCGATTGTCCAGCGAGGAAAAATCGATTTTGCGCACGCGCACATTGGATTTTCCAATGAGATTGCGTATGCAACGATAAACAAAAAGAACATTCAAGCCGCTGCGATAGAAAATCTGTTTGAGCTGTTTAGACAGAGCGGAGCCGTACTGGATCCTAGATCACGATTTCCGCGACCACCATTTCTTTACATGCGCCTTTCAGAAATGCGACTGGCGGCACATCGACTGCATCTTTGGGTTACCGGGAAAGGCAGGGAGTTTATCCGGCTGGATACCCAACGTCGCAAGTCATCCGATGGCAGCCCCGACGCGCATGCGTAGCCGACCAAGGCGCGTACCTTCCGTCTGGATAGCAAGGGCCGGTGACTCGCCGGACAACTCGATGGAGCGAGTGGCGGCTGTGTCTTGGAAGCAGCCGATGAAAAACCGTTGGTCCGGTATCTCTGGGATCGATGGCCAATGCGGTGGCCGATGCCGGCCAGGAACGGACGGTCGACGTCCCCGCCGAAATTGTCGACAGTCATGCCGTTCTGGGTATTCGATTTCGTTCGCTAGCGACTTGTTGTACTTGTTTTAATTGCAGAAGATGAAAGTACGACGACAGGGTTAGACGGATGACGCACTTTTTTCACATTGTTATCTTGCTGAGAAAAGTGGGTTGGGTCGTAATGAAACGGAACAAGATCGTCATTCGGCCATTTGTAAACGGCTGACGCTACGATAGTCGTGTCAGGAGAAAGATACTGCTTCGCAATCGCCTTAACTTCATCTAAATATGTCGAACTGCCAACGCCCCTCACAACAACTTCTAAAATCAGCTCGTGCAAATTGACCGGTACGTACGGAAAGTTAGTTAGAAAGTGACTGAGATCCGTGTGTGCAAAACGAGCCGGGGGTCTTTCTTTGAGTAGAGCTTGTCGCTGCTGAGGGTCATCGTATTCCCAGGCGAATCCTGGATAGTCGTAAACTATGCGTAGCTCGTTCTCAAAGCGATAAAAATGAGACTTGCTATAAATGCGCTCGTAGCCAGTCGCGCTGGGGTGCCGCTCGTAGGTGCCGTCGGAGTAGTCAATGTACGTGACCATGTCCGCATGCACGTAACGCTTGCGGGTGTCGATTGCTCGTTTCAACCTACCAACAGTCGATTTAATAGCTACGCCGGACCTTTCCTTCCCGACGTAGATCTGCCACATGGCGTGATTTTCCACGGGATTCACATGCCAGCATGAGATACCTTTCATGCAGAGGTACTTTGCGTCGTCGGACCATTCCTCCGCCGCGAGTCGGCGAGCTAGCTCGTCGCTATCGCTGATCCAAGAAGACAACAGTTCCCCCCGGTACGCTGCTTCTGTCTCCGCCAAACGTACTGGAACGCGCAACTCATAGTCCTCGCCTCTTCGCAATTTGTAGCCAGGTGTGAAGTAAATGGCTTGCTTCTTAAGAAGGTCTAGAAAACGGTCGTCCTGCATATATCGCCACACGACCGTGTCGTCAGGAATGTCTCGCAAGAACCGGACGGAGGTCTTCAGTTGAGGCGGCAGATCGTCGCCCTCTTCGTAAATGATGTATTCCTTGCCGTTGCAAACAACGCCGACGATGTTTTCATCGAGCGGCGGCCATGCTTCTCCCTCCGGCCAGTCCGGTCTTCCCATGCCATCTTTCATCACAACAGGAATCTTTCTCATTTCCCCTCCGAACTGCCAGAAAGGCAGAGTCGTGAATCGCTACTATGCTATCCGAAGTTACGGTTGACCAACGCTCTTGCTGAGTGGCTGCTCTAAAGCAGCGCCATTGACCGCTTGGGGTCGCTATCGGCCCAGAAATTCGCCGAAAAAATAAAAAACCGCCGCCCGGACAGGGGCGGCGGAAAGATGCCAATCTGACAAAGCGGACCCAGGGGAAGCGGCCCGCCAATGAAGGCTCTTAGATTTGCCCGTGGCGGGCTGTCGGACAACTCCGAAATCTTCGCGCTGCTTTTCGCGCAGGGCAGAAATTCCGCTCCCAGCTAGCGTCGACGTGGACGCTCTTCGATGTCATCGTCTGATCCGATCGCTCGTATCCAATGCACGCATCCGCTCTCTGGCTGAGCTTGAACCTGCTTCTGCCCGTGCCACAGACATAGGGCATGTGCTCCGCCTGCGACGTCGCCGCCCCAATGCTCACAAAGACGGCAGTGGTGGTCGGTCGCGGCGTCAGGATATCGAAACTGGGTCACGACGAAACACTGTATAAAAACACAGTATATCGACGGTTCACGGCGGTATCATAGATGTCATCTCAAAAAAGAGGTGGCGCTATGTGCTACTCGGCACAGATAGAAGCGGACTATCGCAAGTATGTGAAGGAGTTTGGCGCGGACGTCAGCCTCCGCGAGTTCGCGCAGTTGTACTGGGAGCGCTCGAAGAATAAGAAGGTCAAGATTCCCAAGGCGGTCGACGCGGCATTTGCCGACCCGAAAAACGAAATCGAGCGCGAAATCAAAGCGCTGATCGACCAATTCAATATGGAGCAGACGGCAGCGGTTGAGCAGGAGTTGTTCAGGCAGCGCGAACGGCTCGCGGACGCTGAGCGAACGCTCCAAACCAAAACCACCAAGGCGGCCATGGAAAGCAGGCGCATCGCGACGGACAAGATCGACGCGGCCCGGCGACGCCTGGACGACATCCGGCGGGTCGAACTGATGGATCGTGATTCCCGGATTTTCCCGGGCGGGTATGCGCCCGTCATGGTGATCGAGGACGGGCATCGGGTCATCAAGCCAATGCGGTATCAGTGTCGGCCCGCGGGCAAGCCGAAGTTCTATGACACGAAGTATCCCGGCACCTACAACGCGCGCCGCGACAATCTCGAAGGCTTCTGGAAGCAGCTATTCGGTTACTCGCATGGCGTGATGATCGTGTCTGCGTTCTATGAGAACGTCAGCCGGGCAAAGATGGAGGGGCGCGAACTGAAGCAGGGCGAGCAAGATGAAAACGTCGTCCTTGAATTCCGGCCGCGCGCCGGCGGCGAAATGCTCGTTGCGTGTCTGTGGTCGCGCTGGACGGCGCCCGGCGAACCTGACCTGCTGTCGTTTGCAGCGATCACAGACGAGCCGCCGCCCGAAGTTGCTGCGGCGGGCCACGACCGGTGCATCGTGCCGATCAAACACGAGAACGTCGACGCGTGGCTGAACCCCGATCCGGCGAATCTCGCCGCGCTCCATGCGATTCTGGACGATCGGGAGCGGCCGTACTACGAGCATCGATTGGCGGCGTGACGGGGCACCGGTGCGGGTGTAACCATCGACCGTGCGCCTAGGATGGAAGGCGGTCCAGCGGCAGGAGGCGGCCACTTTCGGTCGTTGGCCCGCGCCCATCCGCTGACGTCCGAAAGTCCGCTCCGAACAGCGTTCGCAGATATCGAGCCCTATTTGGGCATTGGAAATCCATGAACGATTAATTTTTTTGAACAGCCAAAAGGCGCTGTTTTAAATACTTTATTTGCTTCGGCAGCTCTTTGCCACGGCGAAGCGGGAAACCTGTCGAGGGCTACACCCAAGCTGAGTAGGAATAAAGAGCTGCAATTCGAAAGCTCGTCCATCGCCACCTGGAGCGAGCTGGGGAAGGAAGTGCTAGGAAATCTGCACGCGTATAAACCCGACGGCTGATCGGCGTTGAAGACTTTGCCAGTTTCGTAGGCGGCATCTATGCAAGCGGTAGTATGCTCCATCATCTGCCCGAGTTCCCCGTATTCTGAAACGATGGCGTCCTCACCGCTGGAGGGATAAATATTTGCGATTTTCTGCCCCGTCGTAAAAGCTGAAACCTTCAGGTTTGCATAGCTCTCGTCAAAATCACGTTTTAGCGTGATTAACTCGGTACGGCTTGCTCCTCTTTTCATCGCCCGCACCAACAGATCCCCGCGTACTTCGTAAGCAGCGTAGTCAGCCGCTAGGCCGCGCACAATAGTTATAGCTTCGTTCAAAGACCGCTCTTGCTGTTCCATCGTCTTCTCGTGCGCTTCTCGTCGGGTCGTTAACCACCCGCCAACAAGAGCAGTTAGGAGAAAACCAACAACAACCAGTAGCAGCGGGTGCCGAAGAACCGAGTCCGCCGTCCAGCTAGAGTCCTTCGAACTCGCTCTTCGAAAGCGCCGAATGCTAAGTAACCTTTTTACCGAGGCGGTAGCGACTTTTTTGCTAGATGTTCTCGCCAT